TATTGAAAATTGCCCTCATAAATGCTAAGATAAAAGCACAAAAGGAAAAACAACAACGGACAGGCCAAAGGCTGGGAGGAAAAGAAAATGACTGAAATTATTGTGAAGGTGTATGACAGCGTAGAGGCAGAGCATGAAACCCGGAATTTGAGAAAACTCGGGTACGAAAGAACTCAGAACGCATTTTAAGTTGAGCATTGGAAGAAAGGCGATCATTTAGTAATTCTCGAAAGAGATTTCTAAGCAATCAACCCGCCCCGGAGGTTACGAAAGCAGAAAGGAAAAACAATGTATATTGAACGATGCGGAAATAATAGAATTTATAAATTAGTAGAAAAAGAAATGAAGAGATTGTATTCAGAATTAAGATATTTATATGAATAATCAGAAAACAAAAATAGCACCCATAAGCCATGAGAGAAAAAAGGAAGTGAAACTATGAAAAAGAAAATTGTTCTTATTGCGGCTATTGCTCTCTCTTTTGTTCTTGGCCATATCGCCACCATGAGCGTAATGGAAATTGAAACAGATGGAGACGGGGACAGTGCATATATTTCCGTACTCGGGTTAGAATATTTCAAGGGAATCAACGGCTACTCTATTAAGTGAATAAAAGGTTTTAACGGGGCGTAAATAATTTTATAACAACTATGGAGGGTTACAACATGACTATTAAAGGATTTATTGCAAACTTGGGCAAATATGTTGAAGGTGAATTGATCGGAAAATGGATTGAGTTTCCTATTTATGACGATGAATTGCAGGAAGTATTAAAGGAAATAGGATGTAACTATTATGATGAAGATGGGAACGAACATAAAACCGGATATGAAGAATACTTTTTTACAAGCTGGAAAACTGATTTTGATAACAATTTCAAAGAGCATGAAGATATTGAAAAAATAAATGAATTTGCGGAAAAGCTGGAAGAATGGGACGAAGATATTTTTATTGCTGCTTGTGAATATTGGAATGTTTCTGAAATATTAGAGACTGACCCTAATAACTGGATTTTACTAAGTGATGTTGATACAGATTATGACCTTGGTTATTATTATGCTATTGAATGTGGTTGCATTGAGTTTGGCAATAATGAAGTATTTGAAAGATATTTTGATTTTGAGAGCTATGGAAGAGACATTTCCTTCGAGCTACAAGGCTGTTTTACTAAATACGGATGGATTGAATATGTAGGATGAATGTCAATTATCGAATGCGCCTACTCTTTCTTTTAATCCCGTCTGTTTTAAATCATCCCCCCTTTTCAGGGGGATGATTTTTTTTGCAAACCTTCATTTAATTATAAAGATTATGAATTGTAATTCCTGATTCTTTTATAGGATTTATTGTGAGGCCATTAAAATGCCCTGTGAGCCAGCTTAATAAGCCCTTATACCTTTACCTATCTTGATTTTGAAAATTGATTACAGAGGCCACCGGCAGGCCACAAGCTATCTCAGTCTCTTCCCTATTCTCATATTATTGAGTCTTCACCCTACCTCCATTGTCTTCTTACAATATTCTGCCACTTCAGATTTTAATGATCACTATGATCGTCTCTCTTATCATCAAGCAACGTCAAGGACAGACACGGACAAAGAGAAAGAATAGATAGAGCTAAGAGAGTTAAAAGATTAAAGGCATAGATGATTATAGATATAAAGGATAGAGTAGGAAAGAAAGGAATGGTCTTTGATTTTTGAAAATGGGAAATAGTGTGGGCATAGATTGTATATGATATGTAAGCAAGAAAAAGTGTATAATAGTGAATGAGTGAATGAGTGAGTGAGTATTAAATGCTTAATATAATTCCGTAATGTGTATGAAGTAAACTTCACATTTGCCACCGTATGGTAGTTTTTTAACACCTGTTAAAATTTTTATATCATAATAGTATATTATTATATATAATTACAAATGTTTTGTTCAATTTATATAAAAATATGGGGGCTTGTTTGGGATGAGTTGTTTAGTTTGCTATTAAAAAACCCGTGTAGTCATACACACACAGACACATGTAACCAATATATGTAACAGTCCCTTATAACCAGTAAACAGTCACATGTAACAAATATGACACATGCAACCAATATACATAGTCTAACAACCTCTTTCATATATTTTTCTTATATTTATTATTATATTTGCTTATATTTATTACAATCTCTTCTAATATGCTATATTAGATAAAATATATATTTTTATTACTAATAGAAAAAATTTTTTATAAATTGAAGGAGAATAAAATAAATTTTTAATTTTACTTGACATGTTCATAAAAAAGTAATAAAATAGATAGGAAAAAACTTAAAAAAATATTTTTGTCTATTTTCTTGTTCATATACTGTAATATATCTATATATGAACATGAATTTAGACAAAAATATTTTAGGAATACAATTTCTTAACGAAAAAGTGCGTCGCCTTTTTCTAAAATTGTATAGCACAAAAAATAGACAAATAGACAAAAATGGAGAAAAAAAGATGAAAAACATTCCTGATAATTTGGCCGAAAAAATGAATGAAATTAAAGGCCAAGAATTAAAATATGGGCCCTTATGTGAGTCTTTGGGGCTTTCTAAAAAAGGTGGATATTCTAAGCAAAAACAATTAGAAGATTTGGCCCTCTATTGTGATCTTCAAATACTTAGCAGCCCTACGAGGTATAGAATTGATGAAGTCTATGAGAATGAAATAAAGGCGTTTTCTAAACTTAATAAGAATAATAAATATCAAAATATATTTGATGCTATTGTTTATCAAACTTTTCAAAAGAATGATGGCCGCACTTTGTTTTTGTCTAATACTGAGCTTTTAAAATTATTTGGCCTTGTGAATGATAATTTTATCTATTCTTGTAATATTGATACAATGTCCGCACTTGGAAACGAATATATCAATTTTCCTGAAATATCGGCCACAGCAAAAAAAATATTGGTCAGATGGACTTTGACCAAATTAGAGAATATGGCAAAAAGAGATTTAATTCGTCTAAGCTCTGGATATAGATTATATTCAGAACATTATGGGCGCCATGGTTATTTTATTCTCGGGCATAATGTCCCTTTAGAAACAGATTTAGATAAACAATGTATGACCCTGTTAAGTAGAGCCAAAGAAATCGCTGTTCCTGGTTATGAAACTGGTTGGCTGCCTGATAGTAAATATAAATTTCTAAATAAAACGATAAAAGAATTGTGCATAGAAGAATTTGATGGGCAATATATTTTTCTTAAAAAAGTAATCACTTTATCTCCTCCTACTGAAAATAGAATTACAGAAAAATTACAAAAAATATATCAAGAATTTCCTGAATTAAAAATTATAAATCAAGAATCTTATAAAAAGATTATGGCCACCAAACAACTTGATTCTTTTTCCGGTGAAACACGGCGTAAATTTAGTGATATCAATATTAAATTAGAGACTGACTTTCTTTTCGAGAAAATAATAAAAAAACAACCAAGATAAAAATACCTTGGTTGTTTTTATTTTACTTTTGTACCCAAATATATAAATAATAAGCGACAGCATCTGCATTCTGCATTTGAATATTAAAATTAATAGTTTCAGTCACATCAAAATCTGGGTGACTTACTTTAATAATTGTAAAACGTGTCACAGCCTCTATAACATCACCAAATTCAGTAGAGCTAAAACTATAACCAGGAGAAAATTTATCGTTTGTAAAAGCAAATGCGGGCAAAGCCACTCTTTCTTGATTAGAATAACTTTTCATTATACTGACATACCCGTAAATAAAAGCCCCATCGCTGCCTGGTATAGTAACAGTCTTTTCAGCTATTGTTGGCACTTCTACTGGGACTCTTAGGTCTCCATCGGAACTTACACCACCTGAATGTTGGCTGTTATTTATTTGTGTATATGAAAAATTTTTTATACTTTCTTGAGTGTTAGTCGCGCTCAAAGTGTTTATATCAAGATTACTATCATTAAGATTAAATTTATAAAATTTAGTATTTATACCTGAATTTCTTTCCAGAGGGGGGGGATAAAAATTCCCATAATAAATCACTCCAATTTTCTTCTAATAATTATAGCAGGACCTAAATTACTTGTGTCACCTTCTGCTTTATTTTCTTCACCTTCGCCTCCTGGCAAACTTCCTCCTAAAAATGAGCCAGCAGAACCACCGTTTCCATACGCACCAGTATCATTTGCATCTTTAAGGGCTGAACCGCTGCCTCCGTCGCCACCTTTACTATAATAGTTATAAAATAAAGCCGAAATTTCTGTTGAAGCGCCGCCATCCTCACCAGCTTCAGCCAACAAAGTCATACCACCTGCATAAGTTCCATAAGCTCCGCCTTTACCACCAGTAACAGTATTTATACTACCATTTCCTCCATCTGATCCTTTGTTTACATAATAATTATCAAAACTTGCTTTACTATTAGAAACAGATAAAGTATGATTTGTACCCTTATTTAACGTAAGAGTTATTTTTGCTCCAGAACCGCCACCGCCACCACCAGTAGCACCAGTAACAGTATATTGAGTCAAAGGATAGCTTGCACCATTACTTACATACTTAGCATAAGTATCTCCGCCTTTACCTCCTGTTGCATGAAGCTGAATAACATAGTCTCCAGAAATAGGGGCTTCCCATTCATTCAAGGTTATATTCTCAGTTTTTAATACAGTTCCTTTTTCATTATAAATAGTATACTTATTGGGCAAAATAATCCATTTATATTCTTCAATTTCTGGTTCTACTGGCGTCCCGTTCATTTCTACCCAAGCTAATTTATTTTCTTTGATAGATAAGACTTTTCCTTCATCAGCGGTTGTCCAGGGGGGGGCACCAGTTTCATTAAATTTAATAACGTTTGAAATGCTCATATTTTCTCCTTAAAAAACGACTCCTTGCACATAATAATTATATGAAGATGCCTGACTTATTGATAAAATATTATTATTTAAACTTATATCATCAAATACTAAATTGTGATCTACCCCTAACTTATAATAACTATACTTATCCCATGAAGCGGGAAGCTCTTCTTTAAATATTATAACATTGCCATAAAAAACATAATCTTGATTACTTATTAAATAAAAATTCAAAATAGCATAAGAAGGGATAAAATCAAATTCTATTTCTATATATTGATAATTATAAGAAGTAACTTTTGTATTGACTATCCCCACTTGGGGGGGGGAGATATTAAATTGATCATAATTATTCATTCATCCTCTTAAAAACTAATTAAAAAAATATTTGTTCTTTAATTGCTAAAAACAATAAAATTGCAAGCAATATAATTTGTAATACAACTTCACGTATCATTTGTTTGTTGCATTTTCCCTGTAATTAATTCAGAGCACGGGAGATTTCTGATCCATTTACAAAATTCTCTCCATTCATCTAATTTATGCCCATTACGAGATTTGTAAATGTTTGCTAAGACTTCATAGTTTAACATTACGGTTCGTTTTTGGTTATAACTACTCGGGAGAAGCTGAATCATTTGCCACCAAACTTCCTTTTTGGTAGGATCAAGATGTTTAATCTCTTGATTAACATAAATATTACGGACCTCATTTAAATATTTTATTGTTTGCATGAGAAGCCCCGATGATCTTAGTGTCATGTGTTCATGCGAAAAATCGTCTAATGTAAACTCTTTTTTATGAATACAGTGCATCGTTGAACAAGAATTAGCAACAGTTCCTATCTTATAAGTGTCAAACTCAGACCACCAGTATCTTGGCGCGGTAATATCTACATAGACTGCAATCATTCGTATAAATTTTCGATGGTCCGTTCCTGCATTCCGCAGCCGGGTCATTAAATTAAGGTCATTCGGGCCAATACAAAAAACTTCACTACCCTCTTGTCTCACTGGTAGGACTTCATTTGGTAAATCAAAAAAATTTGGAGTTTTTTCATACCAGCAACTATCGCTCTTCTCCCAACTCTCTAAAGGATTTCGCATACCATGAATTGCGTGCTCCCATCCGATCACCTCAATATTTTCAAACTTAATCATCATGCTCTCCTTGCTTCAATAATAATCGCCACTCTTCTTTGCTTCCATAATAAATCCTATTAAATAAAAATTATTTCATCATCTGGAGGCATCCAATTAAAATAAAAACCTCTATCTCCATTTATAAATATAACTTCTTCTTTACCGCAATTTTTACATCTTGCTATTACTAAGTTTTTATTGAAACTTTCTATAATTGACCAGTCATGATTATAAGTAAAACAATAATATCCTGTCAAATCTTTTTTCATTTTAATTAATCAATTACAGTATCCCAATTAAAGTTTTTAATAACTTCATAATCTTTTTGTTCTACACCCAATGATAACAAATAATGTTTCAATTTATTATAATGAGCTCTACAAGATTGAACATGATTATCCATAGATTGCTTTAGTCCTAATACTGTTTGCATATCAATTTCACTTTCCACTTCATTATTTGCATGATAAGTAATAGGATCATCAGCAGACAAAGTATTGGCAGAAGAAGTCACTTTTTGATACATATTATTAATATTAATTTGATCTGCTAAAGACAAAGAATATTGTTTTCCATTATATTCAATACCGGAAGCAATTTTTCTTTTACATTCATTACTAAGCTCTTGGATAAGTTTTTCTGTTTTTACAAACATTAAACTTCCGTCAGCTTTCTTTTTACGACCTTTTACGTCTTTCTGCATCTCAAATTCTTCTTCAGTCATTTCTTCTGCATTTTTGGGGATTCTGGACAAATCATCAATTTCCCCAATTTGACCTGGATGCCCATTTTCATCTCTAATACACCAATAATACATTTAATTACTCCTTTTTAATGCTACAATATTTAATCCCCATAAACTATAATTATTAGCACTACCTGATTGTAAACCAAAATAGCATGTGATATTATTATTATCAATATTACCTATCATCCATCTGGTACGCAAATAACCTGATGTTGCATTAGTAGAAAATTGACAACTATAATCTTTTGATAATACATTACTACTTAAATTATGATAACTGATTAATCCATCAATCTGTGTTATTTGTGAAGGACTATAATCAACTCCATAAAATTTTTCTATTACTCCCCAAGCTAAATAATCTAAAGTTGAGAATGTGGCTCCAGCATAATTTTCATTCATATTAAAATTATTGAAATCATATCCAAAGCCTATTCCATATTTTTTGTTATTTGATGTACTATATATTTTATCTATATCAGGGCCTATAAAAAAAACGCCAGTTTCAAAATCACCTTTGGTTTTTTTAAATGGAGTATTAGAATTTCCTACCCATAATATATATAAATCTGCATCGTCTGTTGGAGCACTTGTCCATGGAATATCAACTTTATTTACGACATTAGCATCCATATTTTGATTATTTCTATAATTTTCTAAATAACCTATTAATTGATATGTTCCTGCTTCTGGCAACACACTTGGAATTTTACTATTTAATTCCATCAATACTTGAGATACATTAGTACCAGTAAAACCAGTAGTATCTTTACTTAATTTGATTTGAGTATCTAATGATTCTGGATATAATTCATCATAATCAGAATCATTCTTTTGTTTCATTGTAATATTATATTTAGACATTATCATTAGCCTCCTTTAGGGAAGTAATGATTTTGCCCCCCCCCCAAATTTTGTGTAAGATTAATCATATTATACTCCTTTAATAAAAAAACAATATATGTGCATATAACATATAGTCTCCATGACACAGTATCCTTATATCATCATACATGTCAATATAAAAAATACTTGATGTACCTGAAGAACTCATTATTTCAAAACTTGTTTCTCCGCCTTTTTTGAAAATAAAAGTATTATATAAATGCGGCTCTTGAACAGAAGAACTAACACTTATTATCGCCCATTTATAAGTTGTATACCCTTCATTAAAAGATATATCTATTGTACTATAATCTTGATCTATCTCTCCTTCCCAATAAGCAGCTACCCCCCCCGATGGGGCAATTTCGTTAGTTAATTTTTGTCCAATACTACCATTAATAATCATAATATTTCACTCCCTTTTATAATCATCCATAAGGATATCCATAAGAATAATCCCATTTTGCTCCACCTAAATAAGATGTTCTAAAATAATTGTGAATACCATCTCCACCATAATATAAATATTCTTTTGGTAAACATCTTATATAATCTGTTCTTCCAGCTTTTTCTTTTGCCCAATTATTAAGGACATCTGTTGCTAAAATTTTCAAATCATAACCATAATCACTAACAGTAGAAGCATTTGATCTATATGCAAATTGGTTGGGTTGCAAAACTACATCTGAAATAGTATCAGGAAAATTATCATTATCTACTCTATTCAAAATAACCCACATAACGCAAGCAATTTCAGTTTTACTTTTAATCCCTCGTGATTCACAATAAGCAACTTTAGCCAGCATATTTACATCATTGGTTGTATAATAATCTTCATAATTAAAATCATCTTTTGTTACATTTAGATAATTTTCGATACAAGTTAAAATTTGTTCTCCAGTATTTTCTTCTTTGAAAAAGTCTGTCTTTTCATATTCACTTAAATTTAAGAAATCAATCTTCAAATTTCTTTGTTGTTCATAAATTGCTCCAACAATTAAACTATGATCTGTATTTAATTTAGCACATTCATACATTTCTGTCATATAATTAACATTCGCATCAAAATTTTCAATATCAACGCCATTAGGAACCCTTGCAGAAGCAATAGTAGTTAAAATAACAAAGAATATAACAGCTGATGCAATTAATCCAGAAATTGCTGTAGTCCATAAATTTTTAATTAGTTTAATCATAAATAATATTTTTACCTTTTTTTATTTTTATTGTAAACTTTATTTATTATTTTTCTGTCCGTCCTCCTCCGTCTTGAAGCACACAACCCGCACTACATCATAAACCTGTATCTCTGTGCTCTTGAATGGGAACTGCTTGCAGTGTGGACAGGTTATCGTTTCAAGCATTTCTTCTTCTGACAGGTCATAGCCTGTCCAATTCTGTGTTGTTTCGATGTAGGCGGCGTTGTGCTCACATTCAACGATAGGCTGTTCAATGTCAGCGTCGCTCCCATCACGGAGGAACGTATCGACTAATAAATTCTCGATTTCCTTTCCACATTTCTCGCATTTCATTGTCGGCTCTCCCCGTCGTGGACTTTCTTTTTCATCTCTTTTGCGGCTCCTTCGCCTACACCAAGAGCATACGAATAAATCATCCAGCAAACGAAGCTTCCTACCCAGCAGAAAACCAAAACAGGCATCGGGACTATAAACCATCCGTTTGCTTTGACAATAGACAGGATGATGCCCAGAAAAAGAAGCAGTTTAATCATCATTGTAGCCCTCCCCGTCGTGGATGGAGCCGATTCTTTTCAACATCAACCATCCGATATTTTCAATCGTGAGAGGTGTCCCAATTCCAGTTTCACCGCGTTCTCTGGCAAAGTAACCGCCATTTTCAAAGCCGACAACGTATATATGTTCCATTCCATTCTGGCTTTTAAGTAGGTCGTCACAGAAAATAGGTTCCTCTGATTCATAGTCTACCTGGCCGGTGTACTGGCAAACTGTGGATGGGTCTACCTCAACTTGCGTTCCTGCAATATCGTGAATATCACAAATCTCATGTACATCAAGGACGCCTACCGGCCCTATATAATACCCTTCCACCCATTCAGCACTACTCATCCGCTTGGCTTTGAAAAGAATTTCTCTCATTCTGCACCTTCAATAATTTTGTCAAGGGCGACGACTTCGCCGGGGCAAAGAGAGGGGAACAACTCTCTGTTTATTACAATAGAAACATTCACATCGCTCCGAATGGCAACTAATCCGCTGCCATATTCATTTCTGCGTACCATATCAACTTCCATAATACGCTTTATGTACTTAGCGTCCTCTACATCCTGTTCCGTCCAGTGTGGCATGTGAATAATGCAGTCGGAGTGATTGATAATATAACAAAGTTCACTGGAGGTCACTTCCCCACCATGTGCATTTCTAATTTTTCCATCTGGGCCGATAAGATAACTTTTCACTTCGTCAAATGGGAAATCATTAAACTGGAAGCTCTGATTTACCTCCACCCTAAGCACTTCACAAATTCTTGGCTTGCTCATGTTGGCCTCCTCCATATTAGATACAGAAAATATTTTTTCCGTCTCAGAGTTTTGAAACTTTATAGACATTTTCTTTATTGTTTCTTCGTTTATCAAAATGAATTGTTTTTGTATTCATTTTTATTTATTTACTAAATAATTCTTGATATATTTGGCTTGTTATTACATCTTGGCTATCTTGATATTTACCTTGATATTTAGTTAAAACTTCACCAATAATAGTATGATAATAAATTTGACAAATGTCAATATTTGGATAAATCACTATTGGTTGAACACAACTTAATTCTAAAGTCCAATATCCTCTAAAACCAATATCTCCAAATCCAGCAGAAACATGTACAAATAATCCTAAACGTCCGTAGGAAGATCGCCCTTCTAACATAGGAACAAGATTTTGAGTTTCAGTATATTCATTGGTTCTACCCAGATATACTCTTCCAGGTTCTAACAACAAACCTTCTTCAGGAATTTCAACAATATGATAATCATTATTGATTTTCATATCTAATTTTTGTTTGTTGTAAACTAATAATTTATTGTTTAAAGTTAAATTATAGCTATTAGGATTAAGTTTGTTAAAATCAAAAGGATCAATAATAATTGAATTTCCTAATCGTTTATAAATTGCATCTCCAGTTAAAATCATAAAATATTTTTATACTCCTTTTGTTTTAATCAAGCATACCTCTTGCTCTTTTCAATCTTTCTCCAATAGCTTTTCTTTCTTCTTCTGTTAGCACTCTCTTCTTTTTAGGAGAAATAAATTTAAACCAATCAAAAGGTACATGTGCAACAATACTTCCATCAGAGTTTTTTTCAAAATCAACTAAATCAGGATAAATTTCTTTATATTGCTCAATTTTTGAAATAAATTTACGTTCGCTTGTATATAAAGTGCATTTTTCTTCTCCAACGATTCTTTCAATAGAAGTTTCTTTCATGATTATGTCTCCTTTTTATTCTTCTATATTTATACCAATTTCATTGACATAATGAACCTTAATATCAAATTCTTCTTTAAGAATGGTTATTGCATCATTTGGATTTCCGTAAAAAAATTCTTTGTGTTTATTTTCTTTGTTTACTCTTTTTGAGTCCAATCTTTGATGTATCTTTGTTTCTATATCAAAAACATTTTCTGAAAAAACCAAACCATTACATTCAAATACAAAAGGTACGCTGGCACTTGATAATTCAGACAACCTAATTAAAGGATTTAATCTTCTTGTGCAACCAATTTTATACATACCTGGCATAGATTTAGTAGTTGCTATATACAACCATCCAGCCGAACTATGATTAATTCTCCAATCAATCTCATTTTGTCTTTTATCAATTTCAGCGAGCTTATTTTTAATTTGTTCTTGATCTTCTTTTGTAATAGATTGGCTTAAAATTTTTTCTAAATCTTTTCTTTCCTTTTCAAGTCTTTTTTTCTCTTTGTCTGCTTCAAAAAGTAATTTTTCTTGTTCTCTTAATTTAAATCTTGCTTTTTTAGCTTCTTCTTTTTCATTAATTTGCGCTATTTTTTTATCTAATTCTAATTTTAATAATCTGATACTTAAATGTAAATATTCCTCGTTAATTTTTACTCCAATTATTGAAGCCTTTTTATTACATCGGTTAAAATTATTAGTGATTAAATCTATACTTCTTGACAAATTTTGAGAAGTTACGCTTTTTTTCTTTCTATCAAAAAAAGAATTAAATCCAAACAATAAACTTTCACAATAAGAATGTTGAAATAAAATACCTTTTGCTAAAGAATGATCTACTTTATACTCTTTTATAATTATATATAAAGCATTTCTCGATATAAGTTGAGCCATTTCTTTTTTAATTTGATCTATCTTAGTGTTAATCTCAACAAAAGAAGTAATTTCAGGAATATATTCTATTCCTATATCTTGTAATTCAATTAATCCTTTATTAGTTCCTAATAAATTTATTGTTTCATCTAATTCTTTTTTATAAATTTGAAGTTGTAAATTAATTGTATTTAATTCTTCTTGTTTTTTATCAATTTCTAATTGTATTTTATTATTTAATAATTTTTGAATAAAAAAATTAAACATATCGTATTCCCTCATTATCACTTTATTGTTTATAATAAGATTAACATAATTATGTTTAATTGTCAAATTATTATTTTTATAAATTATACCAAAATATAACGATTATTATTAGCAATTTTGACGAATATTATTAATAATGCCAATTAATTTTGTCTTTTTTCTCTGGCGGACAACGATAAGCAAGCCAAGATTCTCCGTACTCTTCCAGTAAATAACCCTGGACTGATATGCCTTACAGGACAAGGTGTTTTCCTCTGTCCCAATATAATAGTCTCCACTGGCTTTTCCCCGGTTCTTCAAGATTTTGTACCCATACAGGCTCTTCATTCATCTCCCACAGTTCTTCCAATGTCAGCGGTTCATTGCTGGGCTGTGGAATGGTGAGTATACTATCTATATCATCCTTGAAATCTGCATACGTCGCTACCCATGATACAGGAGCAGTTTCGTTATTCCAAGTATCAAAAATCCGCTTATTGTATAGTTCTTGCAACATATCAGCATCAATTGGTCTCATTCTTAATCTCTCCATCCATGTGCGCGCCACAAGTGGGACAAATTGCAATATTTGAAATGAATTTTGATCTAACGTGGCACACGCTACAAGTTCCGCACATACAGCTTTTAATTAGTCTATTTGGCCCTAAAAACTCCCATCTCCCGTACCTCACCTCCGCAACGTCGGCGGCGGGGATGTGTGCGATTTCGCTCCAAGCCGCAACATAGTCTCCGCTGGTTCGCTTGACTACATCTAATGCTGCCGTCCTCTCAATGTACTCCTTCATTCCTGCTCCCTCCGTAGTGCGGCCTTGGCTTCTTCACGGTTCATAAAGACGGTTTTCCCGATTTCGTCGAAGAAAACAGTTCCAGAATAACCAAGGCAGATATAATTTCCCGCATCTCCAATGTGCACTTCTGCAACAGTATCCTCAAAAATATTGCGCTTATTTTTGTTTTGGTCGCAGTCAAAGTCCTCCGCATCAAACGGACAGATTCCTCCTAATTCGCACGGGCAATAATATCCTGTTGCCGTTCCAAACCCTCCGCATGCGTCATAAAGTGTTCCATCCAATACCTGCGGGAAGTTTTTACATGTTGTTATGTGATATACTGTATCTCCAATATCTAATGGCAACACCAAGCACCGTCCTTCTTTATCGGCCTGTGCCAGTTCGCGGATTCTTTTAAGGGGAAGTCCTCCACAAGCGTCTACATAAAGGTCTCTCTGCTTTGCCAGCAGTTCTATTTCCTCCGGCTCCAATCCCGTATCCTCATAAGTTGCAAGGCGGTCAATAGCTCTGTTTATTACCTCTTGTTGGATAGGGCTGATACAATCAATACAATCTTCCAGTACATACCTTAATTTCTCCGTCAACCGCTTCATGTTAGTCCTCCTTCTGGCCGCGCCAAATCCACCTGTCATAATTATTTGAGCAACCTCCATCCGGGTTAGTACAGTCATGGTCAGGCGTACAGCCGTTAAAAGATACCATGTGATATGCGCATGTTTTACATTCGTGCGGGATATCCTTCACCGCCGCATCCCGCTCCTGCTTCATCCGCTCCAACTCGGTCTCTTGCTCTTTCAGCAACGTGTCCCGCCGTTCCAATTCTGCGGCCTGCTGGGCAATCAGTTTTGATTTCTGTTCCAGCTCGGCCCGCAGCTTCTCGTTTTCAGCCTGGAACGTGGAGAGGGCGGTAGCAGCATCAAGCGCAGCGCCCCTTCCCAATTCTTTTCCTTCAAAATATTCATTTAGTTGCTCAATCAACTTTTCAATGTCCATCAGTTTTCCTCCTCTCCCTCCGGCGGGCGGTAATAAGGCGGCACGGGAAGCATCCGCCACCACAGCACATCCGCATCTGTCCATTCAAGGTATTCGTCGATTATCCAACCGTCGTCCTTGTTCCACGAGCCAAGCTGGTACGCTTCGTCCAGAATGATGTTCAGTTTTGGGCTCCCGCTCACGATGCACAGAACAGGCTCATGCTCTGGCGGCATGGCATCTTTCACGCTCACCCACTCGTTCGGCGGGGTGAGTGTTGGCGCGTTATTTACCTTCTGCATAATTTCCCGCAAAACAGATTTCGCAATCTCATCCGTTTGGTCGTTGTACCATTCCACAAAATCGTTATTCAGCGAATATGCGTCAATCGCCCTTGCCATCTTTCAGCGCCTCCTAAATATTAGTTCGTGTAGAGCTATTCCAAGTAGTACGCACGCAAAAATACGAATGGCATCAATCATGCAATTTCTCCAATCGCTCCATCACCATGTCCACGGCTTTGTCCGTCATAGCCGCATAGCATTTAGGGCAGAACTGCGGGAGCATATCTGGATTATCTTCTTCATCAATTACATAGCCGCAGTTGCTGCATGTCCAAATATCGTAGACCAGTTCTCCGTCAGCATATCCATCGGCGGAACCCATCCAGTGCGCCCCCCACACCTTCTTAACCTGTTTCCGGCTGACGGGGCGAAGGGCGGAGACAGCTGTATCAATCGCTTTGTCCAACCGTTTTCTGTCCCACCAAAACCCGTTTTTCAAAGTATCAATCGCTTCTTCTCGTGTCATTTTTATTACCTCTTTCAAGTTCCCTTTTTCTTTCATTAGCAATATACTGACACCCACAATTAGGGCCAATCAAAGGCATCGTATAAGGCAGACTCTATTTTATTAGAAGTTATAAGAAGTGCCTCTGTTTTTCACGGGCAATATAATGTCGCTCCTCAATTAGTTCAAATACATGCCCGTATACTTTACATGTTATTTTACTCAACTTTCTACCTCCAACATCGCCAATTCTCCACCACAAGCCATATATCCACAACAATCTATCCAACTGTCTATATGATTTTGATTAGAAGACGCACGAGCAATTTTTAATAAAGCCATAAGTAAAGCTACTGTTACTTCGTCTACTTTTACTTCTGTCCCATCAGCTACACATCTTGAACGAATTACAGGCTCCCAAAGTTTAGCAATTAAAGAAAAAGAATTTTCAGGTCCACCATATTCTTTGTTACGATCTTGCGAAACAATTCTTTCTGCTTCTTCAAGAATTGCTTCACGTGAATCAAATATATTTTCTTTTACATATTTTTTCATATTTTCTCCTTTTTTTTTACATTATTTTTTTTATTAATCCATGCAATAGCAAATTAGAAGAATATAATCGCTCTAATTATTCTTCGTGACTGATTCTCTTTCGTTCGCCAAAACTGCAATACTCATCCTACTGGTGTATCAACATTATGTGCGGACATTCACAAAGAGAAGTTTTCCCATCACAATCAAAGGAAATTTTACTCTCTTTGCCATACTTGCACTCCCGACACCTGACCACAGGCACGGCGTCGATGGTGGGTAGTGTGTCAAGCACAGGTTTCCCCTCTGCATCAACCAGCCTCATTGCTCGGCCTCGCCCGTCATGCGAGCGCCGCAGTTGTGGCAATAGTTATAACCAAAAATGGATTTCGCATGACACTCACTGCACTCGTCATAGCCCTCATGCTTAATCCATCTCCCATGCCGCACCTTCTCCACCTGCTCCCGGCTGACGGAGCGGAGGGCGGAGAGAGCAATCTCAGCCATCTCTTTTCTCCTACGGTATAGAATGTCGTTCTCTCCCGGATTACTCCCAAATCCGCTGTCCAGAACCACCTGCGCCGCCGTGAGTTGTTTTTCAAAAAGGGTAATCGCTTCTTCCCGTGTCATTTTTATACGACCTTTCTCTTTGTTTTTCTTTATATTATCTATTTATTTTATAATTGTCAAGCGTAAATTTGAATAATATATATAATATAATATATAATAAATTTGTCTATTTTTATACTTGACATTATAAAAACTATTATATATAATATATTTATATATTTAATATATATATTAAATATACTTATTAAAAGAAAAAGAAATATATAAAGAAAAAGAAAAAATATATTATATTATTATATATTTTATAAATAAATATCAAATAATAATATAATATATTTTTAAAAAATAAAATTTTTATTGAACGTAATGAAATGAAGTGAAATAAAATTTTTATTTTTTAAAAATAAAATTTCTTTGGTACTTTCTTTTTGAAAAATGCAAAAACTTTTTGTTCTTTGTTATTATGCAAATTGCTCCGCATTTATACTCCCTGCGGGGCGAAGAGAATTACTTGCAAAAACATAAAATTTTATTTTATTATAATTACAATAAAAAATCTTTTTATTTTTGATTCTAAAAGCAAATCCTATATAAAGAGAAGGAGTGGTATAATAAAAATAAAAATAGACTAAAAAATTATTATAATTAAAATAAAAAATAAATACTTAAATAAGACTGTGAGAATGAAAAATGAGTTTGAATAAACAAATTTTTTTATATTCTATTTCTACTGATGATTTTTACAATTCAGAAGAACAATTTTTTCACAAAAGATTATTAAGACTTTATATAGCTAAAAACAAAAATAAATCCGAATGGCGTAAAAAATGGATCAATAAATTAATAAAACAAGAAAAAAGAAAATTAACTTGTCTATTAGATGCTAAAAAAAATAGTGATATTGTTAGAGAATTGAATATAAAATCTCTTAAAGAAAAAAATATTATTAGTTTATTTGAAAGCAGTTTAACAAGAACTATGAATATTACAACAAATTCTTTGACTAAAGACTTATTCATAGTTGATGTATATTTTTTTCAAGTATTCAAAAATTTAGTTAAAAATGGATTTTTATACAATAATGAAAAATATATTTTTTTAACTGCTTCTGCTGGACAAATAAGAACAAAAAAAAGTGTTTTTATAAAAGAAAAAATATATAATAAAATTTCTTTGACTTTAATGTGTGGATTAACAATAGAAAAAATTAATGAAAAAGGCGGTATAAACCCAAATAAATTTTTAAGTTATCTTGCTTTGAGTAATTCAGCAACCGATCCTTGGAACGATTTTGACATTGATAAAAGTATAGTTGTAGAAGATTTTGAAACAAATGTTCAAGAGGAAGTAGATTATATTGATTCTAAAACATATAAAATAACACGACAAGAAAAAGAAGTTAAAATATCTCATACTGATGGATGTGGTATTATGCTTAATGGTCCTACAAGAATGATTAGAGCACCATTTATAAAAGGTTTGCTTATAACTTTTCCTTTTGACAAATTTATTAAAGAAAAATGTAAAAATGGAACATGTATTATCAAAGATATTTATGGTAAAGAATATGATATTTTAGCTGATGGAATTGAATATATATTCACAAAATCTCAATTTAAATTGTATAAATATTATTCTTCCTGGCAAGAATATAAAGATAATTTTAAAAAATATAATTGTGAAGTATGTTATTGTAATATAGAAGAAAATTATATACCTAAAAGCCGTATAAATTATCAAATGCTGCAGACTTTGACAGATATTACCTCTAATGAAATTAATTATTTAATAAAAAATACTATAAAAGAAATAAATTCCATAGGAAATGATTTTCAAACAAGTATGCGTCTATTAGGAGCTACAAAAAATAATATTAATCCAAGTTGGTTTCAGCAAGCATTGATATTATATCCTGAATTAATACGTGATCCTTATTGTCGAGATATATTGAAACAAACAAAAATTAGTTTAGTAAAACAAGCAAAGGCTGGACGATTACGAGTTAATGGAGGTTATTATTTTGTATCTCCTGATCTCTATGCTTTTTGTGAATGGTTATTTTTAGGAATTAAGAATCCGAAAGGAATATTACAAAAAGGAGAAGTTTATTGTAAAGATTTCAAAGATAATAAGAAATTGGCTTGTTTAAGAAGTCCGCATTTATATAGAGAATGGCCTATAAGAATCAATAATAAAAATACTGAAATAGAATATTGGTTCGGAAACACTAAGTGCATTTATACAAGTTGTCATGATTTAATTTCAAAAATATTACAATTCGATTAGTTCGTCGCGGTCGAACCCATCAGGAAACTATGGGATATAAAACAGTGTGAAGACATAAATATGCCATGTACTAAAAATAGTGCAACGGAGAACGTAAGCACAACTCCGTAGGAAGCCAGAAAAATTCTGGAACCTCTATCGACTAAGGGTGGAAAAAACATCATTTATATGTATGGAGACTTAATATGAAAACAACAAAATTAGGAAGGAATTTAGTATTATGGATGGCATTAGGAGATGGAACATTTAATGCTAATGGTTATTTAAGTATTCGTCATTCAATTAAACAAAAAGAATATTTAGAATGGAAAAGAAAAATATTGAAAGAAAATGGAATAGCCGTTAGTGAAATTTATTATGTTAATAATAATGGATATGGTGGATATGAATTTAGAACAAAATCTTATGATTTTATCAGGGTTTGGAGAAGAAGATTATATAAACCTTCTAAAAAAATCTATCAAAAATCTATATTAAATTCTATTGAATCTTTAGGACTTTATATTTGGTATTTAGATGATGGAAGTTTGACAAAAAAGAAAGAAAATAATCAAGTGGTTGCTAACATTTTATATTTGAATACTCAAGCAGAACAAAATCAAAATCAAATAATTATTGACTGGTTTTTTGAAAAATTTCATATTAAATTTTATCAAAATAAAGATCATAAATATTATCGCTTATTGTGTGGTACAAAAGAAGCGAGAAAATTTCTTTCAATAATTTCTAAATATAAAAATGAAGTTCCTTCCATGATATATAAATTCGATATTAAGCCAGAACCCGCTACAAGGTAATAACTGAGTAGAGTAGAAGCAGGGTGAAACTCCCTGCTTCCAAGCGCACTGGACCTAAACGGGAAACCGCATGGTTATGATATAGTCAGTAGCTTTTACGTGCGACGGTGATAAATTACTTGTAATTCAAAATAAATTAATATGTTCTATTGCTGAAAGAAATATGCAAAATATAGTTCCTTTAGACTATGAGTTAAAAAAAGCAAAAGAAAAGCATTTAGATTCTGATTCTATATACGAAGGTATGATTTTTAATTATACTCAAGGTAATATTGGTCCTATATCTAATAAAATAACTAAAATATGGAATAATAAAAAAATAGAAGAAGAACAATTAAATGTAATTCGTTGGTTAACTTTTTATAATAATGCAGTGATTAAATAATAGTCACCTTATACAGCGATGTATAAGTAAAAACCGGTGAACCTGTAAATACAGGGTGTGTGGATTTTATTCATGCTAACAGAGAAAACCTTAATTTATTAAATTGAATTATGGCAACTCTGTGCCAAGCCTTTGATAAAAAGGAAGGTGCAACGACTATCCCATAAGGGAGTAGGTTTAAGGTGAAACTCCTTATTCCGAAGTGCCGGTCTCTCTATTCTTATAGAGATGAAGATATAGTCTATTCCCCTAATAAATATCGGGAAACCGAGGGTAGAAAAGAGATTCTGCTAAAACACTGTGGTTGCCAGAGCCGCCTAAAGATGTGAAGGAAATTATAAAAAGAAACACCAATATGAAATTGCCCTACTTTTTTATTTATGCTAAAGATAAAAAAAAGGAACAGGTAAATTTGAAAAATAAATCTGCCATGAATCGTATAGCCGAAAAAATACCGGATTCTAAGATAATTTTTTCTGAATCTATTAATAAATTTGATTATCGTATGTTAATGGACTTAAATTTTGGTTTTAATATCTCTGATAATAATTCAATAATACAGCTTTATGATTATTATAATAAACGATTACATACCTTCAAAGAAAAGAACAAAGGGATAAAAAATCAAGATATGTATAAATACAAAAATATGAGAGAGAAAATTATTGAGGAAAGCGGAGAAGATATTAAATATATTGTGAATACTTTAGTTGCTTATTTATATACAGTTAGAAAAACTTCTGCTAAAAAAGGACTATGGGATTGTTTTGGTGATGTGATGATAGACAATATACAAAATAATTTAGACCCTAAAAGTAGAATCTGCATTGTTTGTGGAAGAAGATTTATTCCTAAAAACATGGCATTACATACTCTAACCTGTAGTGAAAAATGCTCATTACAACTGAAAAATCAAAGGAAAAAAGAAAAACGGAACTCAGAATAAGCCGACAATCTATTGAAATATATAAAATATTATTATATTTAATAAATAAAATAGAAACAAATAGGGAGAATAAAAATGGGAAAGAAACAATATCCTTATATTACAAATCAAGAAGCATATACGGAAATTATGAATAGAACTGGTGTTCCTTATTCAGCAATTAAAGAAGTATTTAAAGTTTATGAGGACATTGTAGAAGAATGTTTAGCTAATTATATTGACATTCAAGTATTGAATATTGGTAAAATTAGTTTTAAAGTAAAACCTCCAAGATTAAATAAAGTATATTTTAATCCGGCTAAAGGAGAATTTTTACCTCCTAAAGATTATCCAGGATATTTAGACCCGCGTATTAAATTTAGTTCAGCTTTCAGAAAAAGATTAAAAAGGAAAACCGAATTTTTTGACAAAGAGGAATAATATGGCTTCAAAAATAACATATTTGACTGACAAGGAATTTTATATTGGAGTAAGTAAAAAATTGAATATTTCTCCAGAAAAAGTAAAAGAATATTGGGAACAAGGTTTTTTAGAGTTTATAATACATGAAGTATATTATAAAGGAAAATGTAGAGTACCATTTATTGGAAATTTCTATACTAAAAGAATGAAAGAACAAATGTCTGTGCAACATGATCCTAAAGGTAATTTAGTTACTTATAGAGTTCCAGAACGTGATGTTCCTTTCTTTACGGCAAGCGATCATTTTATTAATGATATAAATATGCAAGGAGTAACTAAGCAATTTAGAAAAAGATTGAAAAATCAAAAATTGAGTAAAAGAGATTATTTAAGAGAAGTTAGAGCTCAAAAATTAGAAAGCTATGGTAGTATTAGTAGCGTTAGAATTGAAAATTCTAAAAAAGATTTTAAGAAAATGATTGATGATAAAAAAAATGGATAGAAAAAAAAATGAATCTTATTTATCTTTTTCTAAAAGAGTAACTCGGGCATTATCTAATAAAACTATTAGTTATAAAGAATGGGCTAAATCTTTGTTAAATGAAAATATATATGGAGAAGAAAATACTCGACGTTGTTTTGTATTTTTTGAAAAATTTTTATCAATTCTTGAAAACGATGAAATTAACAATATTCAAGATGAAAATAAATTACAAGAAATTTTAATTGCTAAAAAAGAATTGGAAAAAGAACGCAAAAAAATACAAACAATTAATTTAGAATATAATCAATACGTTAGAGATATTTCACGTTTTGAATTATTTAATGAAAAAATTAAAGAAGCTATTGATAATATGCCTGCTTTAATTTTTTCTAATACTATACAAGACAAATTTAATAGTAAACAAACTGCTGTACTTTGTATATCTGACGCTCACAATGGTGTTGAGATTAATATGCAAACAGTGTTTAATGAACCTATAAATATTTATTCTCCAGATATATTAAAAAAAAGATTAAATAAATTAGCTGATACAGTTATTAAAGATTATAAAAATAATTTTAATTATAAAAAATTAATTGTTTTTGATCTTGGTGATGGTATACAAAATATATTAAGATTATCAGATATAGCTAAATTAAAAACAGGTGTTATTGATAGTGTTTTACAATATGCTGAAATGATATCTCAATTTTTAAATAAAATACAAAATGAATTAAATATTCAAATTGAATTTTCATGTTTAGGAGGAAATCATTCTGAATTAAGATTGATTTCAACAGGGAGGAATTGGGAATCTGAAAATTTAGGTAAAGTAATCAGAGAGTTTATAGCTTTAAGATTAAAAGATAATCAGAATATTAAAGTTGATCCTTATAGTGATTTTAGTTTTAAACAAATTGAAGGTATTAATATTTTAGCTATTCATGGAGATGATAGCAAAAAAAATATTAATGAAATATCTTATTGGGAACAATATCATAATATTACTATTGATATTTTATTAATGGGGCATTTTCATCATCAAGAACAAATAAGTCTTGGATATAGTCCTACTGGCGACAAAGAAATAATAATAGTTCCAAGTTTAATTGGAATAGATGAATTTAGTCGGAAGAATCGTAAATTAGCAAGAGCTGGAGCTAAATTTATATTATTTGAAGACAATAATAAAACTTGGGAAAAGGTTATATATTTAAACTAAATATTAGAATAAAGGAAAAATGGGAAGAAAATTATGTGGGTGCTGTGGAGAAATAAAAGATTCTAAAGAATTTTATAAATCTCCTAAAATTAAAGAAGAATATATATTTTTATGCAAAAATTGCTGTGGACAAAAATTAAAAGAGTATGAAAATATATTAGATAAAAAATCTGCTGCTTTTTGGCTGGTGTTATCTGAAATTGGCATTCCTTTTATTTCTGAAATATGGAAAATTGTAGAAACTTATCCTTCTGCTGGACGTAGAGGAAAAGATTATTTATTATTGTATTTAAAAACTTTGATAGAAGATGGTCGTCTTGTGAACGGATTTTGGGAAAGTGATGTCATGTTAGATGATCTAATTCAAATAAAAAAAGATGAAATTGTCCCAAAGCAAGAATTGAATTTAGAAGAAGAAAGAAAAATTTGGGGTAATTTTTATGTTGATATAAATACTAAACAACTTGACCGAGAATCTTATGAGTTTTTAAATAAAACGTATGAAGAATATACTTCTGAATTATTAGATATAGATGTTAATTTAGAAAAAAGATTTAGAGATTTGGCGAAATGTGAATTAAGATTGCGAAAAGCCAATGAGATTAATGATGGTACAGAGATTAGTCGTGCTCAAGAAAGTTTGAATAAGCAACTTAATTTGTTAAAAATGAATGACTTTTCTATAAATCAAAAAGATGAACGCCAAAAATTTATTGATAGAATTGCTTGGATGATAGAAGAAACTGAACCAGCGGAAGAAGAAGATCGAGCAAAATATAGTGATATTGCAGGTTATGAAAAGATTTATAATAGTTGGATGAGGTCTATGAAAAATATTTTGACAGGTGATACTATATATCCAGATATTCCTATTGAAGAGGAATGATAAAGTATGAGTTTACCTATTAATCATGGGAAAAATTTACGTCGTCAATTTCTAAATAAACAATTATCTACTACTAATATAAATTATGATTCTTGGCTTTCAGAAAAACAAAGAGCTAATGTAAAAAAGTGGATATCATATTATAGAAGAAATTGGGATTTGTTTTGTGAACAAGTTTTGCAAATTAAATTATATCCATTACAAAAATTTTCTTTACATATGGCTGGAGTTGCTAATGAATATTTTGAAATAGCAACAAGAGGTGCTGCAAAATCTTTTCGTGCTGGTATTGCTGCAATATGTGCTTTTTCTTTATATCCTTATTCAGAAATTGTTATAACTTCTTCTACTATACCTCAAGCAGCAAAATTAGTTGAAAAGAAAATAAGAGATGAAATTATAAAAAAATTATCTCCTTATTTATTATATATGTATGAAAATGAGTATATAGTAATTACTAAATCAAATACTGCTGAGGGCGCTTATACAGTAGAAAATAAACTAAATGGTTCAACTATAACGGTTTTACCTTGCCTCGAATCAAGTAGAGGATCGCGTTCAACCTATAATATATATGAAGAGACGAGATTATTAAAACCAAGTATTATTTCTTCTGTATTTGAACCTATGGGGCATGTTCGTCAAGCTAAATATTTGTCGAATCCAAAATACAATACAAAAAGATGGCAAGAAGAAGCTAAGTCAATGTATATAACTTCTGCCAGATATAGTTATGAGTGGTTTTTTAAAAAATTTATAGATACTACAAAGCATTATTATACTTCTAAACATGAAAGATTTATTCCTTTTGCGCAGGATATTTTCACAGCTATTGAAGATGGGTCAAGAACTTGGGCAGATTATAGGAAAAATAAAAAATCTATGACAACAACAGATTTTCGTATGGAAATTTTAAATGAAATGTTCCGTATAAATGAAAATGGTTATTTTAATATTGAATCATTTAGAAATAATCAAGTATTAAGTCAATGTTTTTATCCTCCTAAAATCAAAGATATTATTGATGAAGCGCCTTTGTCTATGCAAGATAAAAAATTGAATGAAATTAGATTTGTTATAGCAGACCTGGCTTTTAGTGGAAATAGTTCAAGACAAAATAATGACCATACAGTTTTTATGTGCATGTCTTTACATTGGAAAAAGTTTTCTTTTGAAAGACATATAGACTATATAGAGACACGTCCAGGGGGCCGAGCCGATCAAATTGTTTTAAGAATGAAAGAATTATATTATGATTATCAGGCTGATTATTTAATATATGATAACAGGTCTGGTGGTGAAACAATATATGATTTTCTCTCTAATAAAACAGAACATCCTGAAAGAGGTTCTTATTGGAATAATAGTGGTTTTACTTTATGTTTAGACAAAGATATTCAAATAATAACTTCTGGGAAAATGGAAGAGTTATCTAATAGAACAGTTGATAAAAATGCAATTCCTTGTTTAATTCCTTTTATTGGTACTTTGGAATTAAATAGTTTGGTTTGGCAAAGTTTAAAAAAGCAGCTTGAAATTAATAATATTAAATTTTTAATTAATGCTGAGGAAGCTCAAAACAATTTAGAGGATAATGGAGAATTTTATAAATTAACTCCAGATCAATATGCTTATTCAATAGCTCCTTATGGACAAACAGATGAATTAATACATGAATGTGTAAATTTATCTGCTGAATATAGAAATGGTTTAGTAAGATTAAAAGAGCCTCGTTCAGGATTTAAGGATAGGGCAATCGTGCTTGCTTATGCCAATTATATTGCTGAACGGTTTGACAATAGATATGCAAAAAATCAGCAACAAGAAGAAATAGATTTAAATTCAATTCAATTAATTTGGTGAGAAAGGAGGAAAAATGTCTGATTATATTAGTAAAGAAAGAGTAAAAGATGTAATTGATTTTGCTCAGGGTCTATATTATTCTGAGAATTATGGACTGTTTACTCCTTGGTTGAGTAATCAATTATTACAAAATTTGAATAATAATCCACGAATCCCTACATTTAATAAAATTTGTGAAGCATTGTCTGAATATAAACAGAACGAGAAAAATTTGCAAGGATATACAGAGTTTATGACTCAATTTGATATGATATTTAAAAGAACTTTGTATAGCTATGCAAATGTTTTGGCTTTTGATTTAGATTTAACTTGTGTCAATGCTTTTACAGAAGAAGATTATCAATCGGATTTATATAAAGAAGATAAAAAAAGAGTATATAATTTCCTTGATAATTTTAAATATAAAAAAGAATTTAAAGAAGTATTAGTTGAGGTTCTTGCCCACGAGACAGATTTTGTATGGTATAGAAAAACCAAATGGGGCAATAAAGGCATGAAATTTGCTTTACAAACCATGCCTCAAGATTACTGTTTATTAACTGGAAAATGGGAAAAAGGATTGCTTTGGGATTTTGATTTTAATTATTTTTTACAACCGGGAACTGATCTTGATGGATATGATCCTTCTTTAGCTAAAACTTATAAAAGAGTATTTGAAGATATAAAAAATCCTATTAATTATAGGCCGACAAATCCTTTAAATAATAGAACTGGACAATTTGCATATTGGGCACAGACTTCTCCTGAAAATGGGGCATGGGCTTTTAAATGGAATCCTAATAATTTTGCTCAAGTTCCGTTTTTGGCACCTTTTCTAAAGAATGCTATTAGAAATGATGAAATAGAAAAATTGCAATATGATAAAGATATCATTGCTGCTTCTGCTATTTTAGCTGGTGAAATAAGATTATTTGATAATGCTAAATCAGGAACAAAGGCTAATCAATTTGCTATTGATCCTGTAACATTAGGCAGTTTTATGGGAAAAGCCAAAGAAGGATTGGGACGACAAATTAAATTGGGAGCTCTTCCTACTGAAAATACAAAATATTATCAATTTAATGATAATAATAGTTCCATGTATCAAGATCAATTATCAACTTCTGCTGGGGTCGGTTCTGGTGTTAGTAGAATTATTTATTCATCTGATAGAATGAGTAATGCAGAAATTGAAGCTGGAATTACAGATCAATATAATACTATGAGTTCTATGTATTATCAGTTTGAGAACTTTTTAGATTATTATGTTAATCAATTAACTAAAAAATATAAGTTTAAGTTTCATTTTTCTGGATGCTCTTATTCTTTTGACAGAGAAAAACGGTTTGACAGAATTTGTAAATTGGCTGATAAAGGATTAGTTCTGAATCAAAGTATGTGGGCTTCTGCAATGGGAATAGAACCTCAAATTTTTGAGAGAAGTTTAGAAGAGTCTAAATATAGCGATTGGATAAATAAATTTAGTACATTAATGTTGAATTCTAATACTACGGGGCAGAATAGTCCAGGGCGTCCTAAAAAAGATGACATAGATTTATCTGAATCTGGTCAAATGAATAGAGATGTAGAAAGTAATATTTGATAAGGTAGAGATGAAAATGATTGTAACTCAAGAGACTCAAAACTCTTTAATTGAATTAATTGGCAAATGTTTTGTTGAAAATAGATATTTAGATCGTTTAGTGTCTATTTTGGGAACAAAATTTGCATATAATAATACATCCAATTTAATTCATAAAGGTATAGCGCATTATTTTCCATTATTGGCAGATGAAATTGGAGAAAAGACCTTAGAAAGATATAATATTCCAGTTTATTATCCTGCCACTCCATCGGCTGGACAAGATTATTCTTCGGTGGAAGAAATTATTAAAGATATGGAAGAAAGAATGTTAGATTTTCAAATTGCTATGATGGGTGTTTGTAAAATAGCACAACATAATGATGATTTACATGTTTATGTAGATATGCTTGATATGTTAGAAGATTTTAATGAAATAGTTGAACAAGCTATTTTATTAAGTGATAAAATATCTATTTATGGAACTAATCCCAGTTTTGACAGACATATTGATGGATTTTGGATTTTAGGTAAAGATAATTAAAATCAATTATTTTTGAAGAGGATATAAAATGATACGTATTGGGGAACCTTCTAATTATGAATTATATTATGTAGCAGATGGGGAAGAAGCTATTAAAATTCATCAAGCAGGATTACCGCCTGAGTGGAAAGATTATGAAGGTAATTTGTACTTTAAAAAGGGAAAAAAGTTAGAAAAAATTCTGAATAAAATAAAAAATCGTTATTAATTTAACGATTTTATATATAATTAAATGATAGAAGGGAGTGAGAAAGAATTGGGGAAAATGGCTCGTTTTTCTATTAACGAAGTAAAAAGAATAAATTCGAGTGAATATGAAAACAGTGAATTTGCCATAGGGAAAATGGGTTTTCTTTCAACACGTCCTAATTCTCACCAATTAAATATTAGTGAGACAGTATTAAAGGAATCAGCACCAAGTGTTCTTGGTAAATGGATTGTAGCAGATATGACAGGAGTTGTAGATGCCGGCACTCATACAGAACAAGAATATATAGTTGGTATGGTTCCAAGAGATCAAGAAGTAGATTTTGTTTATGATGAAGATGGATATTTAAAATCTTATGTTGATGTAATTATTAGTAAAGTATATGCTAAAAATTATTGTGCTATGTTTGAATCTGATAATTTAAGAAATGTGAGTGTAGAAATGAATGTTCATACTTCAGAAGAAGATGAACATGAAGTATTAGATTTTAATATTGTAGGAGTAACTACATTAGGGAAGCATATTAATCCAAGTTGCCCAGGTTCTGATATTGTATTCACTCGATTTTCTGAAACAGAGGCAAATGCTTTTTTTGAAGATTGCAAGAAAAAATGTTCAAATCTTGAAAATTTTATGGATCAAAGGAAAAATAGAATGTCTGAAGAAAAGAAATATAAAATTGATAAATCAAAAGAGGCGTTGTCTGATAAGCCTTGGGGCGAAGTAGATAAAACAAAACTACGAAATGACATAATGGGAGCATCTAATAAAAATACACTTGTTAAAGATGTTTATATGCTTGTAGAAGATGGGTGGGAAGACGCTCCTTCTGAGCATTTGAAATATCCTGTTATGGAATTAAAAGGCGATACTTTTGTTTATAATAGAGATGGTTTATCTTCTGCTTTAGGATATGCAAAAAAAGAAAATGTTTCTTCTGTTGTTTCTAAGGTAGAAAAGATTCAGCGTAAATTAGGATTATTTAAAGAAGGAAAGGAGGCTGACACTGAAATGAGCACCAAATATTTTGATGAAATTGAAGGTCGTAAGGCTTGGGCCGATGTTATCGAAGAAGTTCAAGAGCATGAAGGTAGAGATGCTTATGTAGATAGTATTGAAAAAGATCATATTATTTATACTAAGGATGATGTTCGTTATCGTGTAGAAGCCGATATAAAAGTTGATAAAGACGATAAAACTGTTGATGCAGATATTCATTGGGATACTGTGAAGAAAGACAAGGATCAGAAAATGTCTGAGAAAAAAGAAATGTCTATTGATGAAGCGATGGCTGAAATAGATCGTTTATCTAAAGATGTTGAAGATAATAAGAATATTATTATGGACAAAGATAAGCAGATGAAAGATATGGAGAAAGAGCTATCTGAGCTTCGTGCATTTAAAGAAGCTGCTGATAAACAAACTCTTGCAGCATCTGTTGAATCTGTTATGAGTGAAGTAAAAGATTGTTTATCTGATGATAAATACAAAGAGTTTCGTGATGAAGGATTACAATGCTCTGTTGACGGTGTAGATGCTTGGGCTAATAAGGTCAAAGCATTTTGTTTTGAAACGGGAGTTAAGAAAAAAGCTCAAAAAGGTACTATGTGGAGTTTTGCTAATCCTGTGCAAGTTGAAAGTAAAATAAATTCTATTTGGTAATAAAAGGAGAATAGGTAATTATGGCAAAGAATAATTTTCCTGTAGTTTATTATAAAACTGCAATGTCTCAGAATGTTGATTCCTTAAACAGAGTGGCAGTTTCTAAGACCACTGTATATAATGGTTCTTTAGTTACGTTAGGTACAATGGGTACAGGTGCTGCTCAAGGTATGGGGTATGTTTTTCCTGCAACTTTAACTTCTGTTACTGATGGTAATGTGAATGATGTGTGGATGGTCCGTGGTCCTGAAGTGTCTAAGGAAGTTTGTGGCAATCTATACGATGATCCTCGTGAGTTCTCTATTCCTGCTGGCACTCCTTTTGACATCATTCGTTTAATGCCTGGTGATATCATTCATGTTTCTGAGACTACTTTTGGTGATAACACCAAACCTTCTTCTACTAATAAGTATGGTTATGCAGATGCTAATGGTGAATGGCAGGCTGCCTCTACTGCTACTGCTGTAACTGGTTTTGTCGCTCAGTATCAAGGCACTGAGGCTATTGTGATTGGGCAAGATTATTTACCTGCTCATATATTAGAAGTAGTAAAGAATCCTGAAGCTACTATTTCTTAATAAAGGAGGTTTTTAATAATATGAAATTATCTAATGATATTGTAAAATTTTCTAATGGCAATACTACTGTTTATGAGCAGTTTGCCGATTATTATCGTCATTATTCTGATGAGTTTTTAAAAAAGAATATTGGCTCTTATGAAACCATGACTAAAGAGGGCAAGCCCATTTCTTTTGCTGAAAAGGAAAAGAGAGTTCATGAAGCTATGCTTTGTGAGATTGAACGCTTTGCGGGTGTAAAGCGTCCTGAAAATGTTCCTGCTGAAATTTGGGCTTCTAATCCTAATTTTAAGTGGTCTACTTTTGCGGTAGTCACGATGATGATTGAGACCATTTTACCTGCTACTATTATTAATGAGATTGGTCTTTATACCGAAATTCGTCAGATTGGTTTTGGTGATGTTCCTTTATTTAAGGTTCCTCCTCGCTCTTTAATGACTGTGTCCAGAGGCGGGAATGCACAGCGTCAGACTCTAATTCAGAAACAATACAAGTCTGATGCTACTATTCCTGTATTTAATCATGTGATTACTACTTCTGTTGATATGTATGCTGTTTTATCTGGTCGTCAGTCTTTGGCTGAATTTGCTCGCATTGCAGTTCTTTCTATTGAGACTGAAATGACTAAGGAAGCATACGGTGCTGTAACTGCTGGTCTAATTGGTGTTAATCGTCCTGCTGCTCTAAAGATTGAGGGTGCATTTGACATTCAGAAGTTAATTAAGTTAGCTCAGACTGTTCAGGCATATAATTTCAATATGAAACCTGTTATTGCTGGCACTACTTTAGCTCTTTCCAAGGTATTACCTGATTCTGCCAATGGTTATAGAATTAATGCAGATTCTGCTAATATGAATATTCAGCTAATTCGTAATATTTATGGGTATGATTTCATGGAGTTACCTCAAGTGGCTACTGGTGATTTCACCAATTATGGTCTTGCTTTAAATGATGATCTATTATTTGTTATTAGCCCTGCTACTGATAAGATTGTCAAAGGTGTTATTGAGGGGAGCACTCTAACAAATTCTAATGATTATTATGATAATGCTGATTTAACCAGCAACTTTACTATTAATAAGAGATTTGGTTTTGAGTTCTTATCTGGTGCAGTCAGTGGCGTTTATAATATGAATGCTTAATATTTATTTTGTTGGATAATAGGGAAAAGAGGAAGGTTTTCCTTCCTCTTTTTTAAAAGGAAAGAAAGGAAAACAATAAATGGCATATACAAAAAAAGTCGATACTAATATTAAAGAAAATGAGAAAAATGTCGTTGATAGTATAGATATAACTAATTTAGAAAAAGAAAATATGCAGTTAAAAGAAAAGATGTTAGAAATTGAAAAACAGATGAATCAACTTTTATCTGCATTGAATAATCAGAGTAATATAGAATCAAGTAATGAAGATAGAGATATTGAAGTTATTAGTTTAACGAATGCTCAAATGATTTTAAGTACTACTGGAAAAGCAGATGGAAAAAAATATGAATTTGAGAAACAATATACTATAAAATATATTCCTGAATCAGATTTAAAATTAATTATAAATTCTATGCCTCGTATTACTCAAGGAGGCTCTTATTATATTAACGACAAAGAGTTTGTGCAAAAGAACCGTTTGACCGGATTATACAAAAATATTCTTGATCCTACTGTTATGAAGAATATTCTTGATAAGAATCATGAGGAATTTATTGCTATATATGAATCTGCTCTATTAGGTCAAAAAACTATTATTAATTCTATGGTTTTTGATAAGAGATTGAATGGAGAGAATGTTGATGCTAATATTTTAATGTATCTTCAAAATAAGACAAATATTGATTATATAAATATTGAACCTCTTTTAAAGGAGGGATAATATGACTTCTTTTGATGAAATAATAGATATTGCTTTAGTTAAAGTTGATGATTATAAGATAATGAAGGTTTATAATCAAAGTCAGGATGTTTTTAAACAATATTGTGATGGATTTTTAATAAATGCAATACCTAATTTCTTTCAATGCAAACAGTCTCTTGATTATAATGTAGATAAAAGAAAGTTCATTTCTGATTTAACCAATGTTGAAATTAGTATTTTAGCTGATTTTTGGGTAATAGAATGGTTTAATAGAGAAATACAGAATTCTACAAAGATTAATGCTCTTCTTCAGACTTCGGGGAGTTTTAAAATACATGCGGCTTCTCAAAATTTGAAAGAAAAAGGTGCATATATAGATACATTAAGAGAAAAAGTTTATCAAAAAATTACTGATTATTTATTACAAGATATTAATATAAATTATTTGAAAAAGGAGTGATGATTTGTTACAGCAAAGAATAAATGAAATTTATAACATTCTTTTTCAATTTGAAAAAATTGACTCTCCTGATTCAAATGTTAATAAAGATACTTATATTAAATATTTAGATAGATTATATGTTTGGTATTTAGGATATAATAATGATATTGCAACGGCTATTAAAGGTCTTTATATTTTAGGAGACAAAGCAGAGCATAGTCAGGTAAAACGAACAGTTTTTCATATTATTAATATTCTTTCTAAGGAGAAAGAGTATGAATTATAGTTTTTTTGAGAATGCGATAAATAATGGGATTATTCAAACTCCTAATGATTATTTTAGAGATCAACAACAAGCGGCAATAGATCAACAATGGGAATATACCTCTGCAAGATATACCATAGAAGAACAAGTGGATTTTGGGTCTTATGACTTTAGGAAAATTGAAGTTTGGGTTGATAATGTAGTTGGATTAAGTAGCAGAGGTTTTACAAATGGGCAGGATTTTAAACGTCTGCTTTTTAGAAATATAAATCATCAAGTAAAAAGAGGTTTATATTATAAATTTGATGACAATTATTGGATTTGTTATTTTACAGATAGTTATGCTGCTGTTAATGAAGATATAGGTGTCCGTCGTTGTAATAATGTTTTAAAAATTGTTGATCCTGAAAATGGCAAAATTTTTGTTGTGCCTTGTGTAGTTGATTATGATATGACTTCTCCAAATGTTCAAGTTAGTAGTTATGTTATTACTCCTAATAATCATGCTACTGTAATAGTTCAAGGCAATAAAGATACATTAAGACTTTTCAAAATAAATACCAGATATATTCTTGGTGGTCGTCCGTTTAAATTATTAGCATATCAAAATACAATAATAGATAAATCTATTTCTAATGAACCTACTTTATTATATCTTGATTTATATCTTGATGAACTTCAAGCGAAAGATGATATAGAGAATCAATTAGCTTATAATGGAACTTTTAATTATACTTTGAAAATTAATTCTAATAATATGGAATTGGTTAAGAATGATAAAGGAGTATTAGAAGCTCAGATTTTGTTAAATGGAGAAGAAGTTGAGAGAGATATAATTTGGTATTCAACTAATTGGCGAATAGTAAATATAAATAAAAAGGGCGAATATACAGTTTTAGGTTCTTCTGGAGAATGTCAAATAATTGGATATTTAAAAGGTAATAAAAAAGTCTATGATAGTATAAATATTAAAGTTGTAGACAAAGAAAATGTTACGCCTAAACTTATTATTCAACCTGCATTCAGTCAGATTCGTCAATTTGAATCTATTCAATTTAAAATAGAAGTTAATTATGGTTCAGAAATAATTAATAATTTATCTATGTTGTCTTTAAGTTTGACAGAAAATGAAATTGTTTTGTTTAATGACTATATAGATATAGAACAAAATGACAATTATATGTTTACTATAACTGGCAAAAAAATTAGTAATAATCCGCAATTTATATATATTAAAATTCAAAATGATAATCCTAATTTTACTTTTGATGAAGTATTATCATTAGATGTGATTAGTATGATGGGATAGGAGGTTATTATGTATAATAGTTATTATGCTTTACCAACTATTCCTTATAATATTCTAAAACATTTAGCTTTATCAGATGAGATTATTTGGAAATTGTTGAAATATAATGATTATGATGCTTTAGATAAACCCAATCTGACTTTTTCTGAAAAAATGGAATTGGTATGGAAGAGTGGGCCTCAAGAACAATATGGTATATTTTTTACTAATCTAATTGAGGATGCTATTGCAGAATCTAAATGTTTGATAAAAATATATAATTATTATATTGAGCCTGAATCATTATATGTTGGTAATGTTACTTATGCTTTTGATATTTTATATGGTGGTAAAATGTCCTTGGTGGGATATAATGGCATTCCTGTGTCAAGAGGAGATTTAATTGTAAATCGGTTGTTATCTGTTTTGAATGGTACAGAAGTTGATGGCGTAGGGAAAATGACTTTTCATCAAGATATGTCGAGATATGATTTATCAAGGAGTGTAATTGGAAATTCAAAAACATATACAGGAAAACAATTATTTATTAGTGTATTGGTTGGCGATACAGGTATAGAAACTGAATGTGATTCTTGATGGTAGATATAGAATATTTAAAAACCAGGTATTTTTATTTAGATGAACCTGTTAAATATAAATTAAAAGATAATGAGATTAATATATATCCAATACAATTAAAAGATAGTGAATTTTTTCTTAGCAGTATTGGTATTTTAACTGTAGATAAAAATTCTAATTCTTCTATTGAAATAATTCAAATGTCTTATTTAAAATTTATAGTAGTTATTTTATTTCAAGATGAAGTTAATATACAAAAATTATTGAATATTTTAATTTTGTGTTTAAAACTTAAAAAACCTCAAATTATTACAGAGGACGAAAAATTTTATATAATAGACAAAGAATTAGGAATTAAAATTAATCAAAAAGAATTTGATGATATAAAACGAATTATTTTGTATCAAAATTTTCCGGGATATGATGATGAATATATTGATCCCAATTTCAAGAAAAATATGGATGAAAAAGATCAATTAAGAAATAAAGGATTAATTTCTCCTAATTTAGAAAGAAAAATAGCTATTATTACTTCTCATACAGGTCTTTCTAAAAAAGAACAATTAGATATGACTTATCGTAGTCATTCGATTTTATTTGCGGAAGTGTATGAAGAGATTAAATATAATGTTATTATGCCTATAGCTATTTATAGTGGACAGGCTGATAAATTTGATAATTGGATATTTAAAAAGAAAAAAGGTAAATTTGATGATTATGTTGTTAATGTAGATGAATATAAAAAGTCTATGGGTAACAATTCAACTATTAAGCAGACATCTAATACTTCTTATGGAGATAATATGGATGTTGCTTTTAATAATTTTTATAAGGAGTGAAATTAATGGCTCAAAATCATTATGCTGCTGGCGTAGGTCGTGCATTAATTTTTAAGAATAATGAGTTAATTGGCGTAGCTAAAACTTTAACTGATACTACCTTCGATTTCACTATTACCGCCGAAGAAGTTCGTGGCGGTCAAGGTAATGCTTTGTGGGGTAAATTCTTCCATGACAGTAACTTAGCTATCACTTTGACCGACACAATGTTCAACTTCGAGTATATTGCGGCTTCTCTTGGCGTTAATATTGAATCTGGAGGCTTATCTGTTATAGAAGAAGAAGTGACAGTCAGTGGTGGTGGAGGCAATGTTGAACTCACTGAGACTCCTGTGATGTTCGATGGTACTTTAATTGGTTGGTATAAGAAACCTGCTGATTCTAATTGGACGATCGGTACTATTAGTGGCAATACTATGACGATTCCTAGTTCTCAGAGCAACGATCATTATTGTGTCAAGTATTTTTATCAGAATGAGAACGCTAAATCTATTAGAATTAAAACTCAATATGTTCCTTCTGAACTTCATGTGGTTATTTTAAATGATTTATATTCTGGTGATATTAATGTACAAACTGATCAGACCCGTTGTGGTCGGTTAATTACTGATGTACCAAGATTACAAATGGATGGTGAAATTTTTAAGTCCAAGATTGCTTAAAAATAATGCCACATATATTAAGTGATTAGTATATGCTCCGGGTTAATTGCTTTGAATCCCTAAAGTCTTTGCTACTACAACATAAGGATGAAATATGCCTAAGTGTGAATGTTACGAAAGTAGAAAAAAAGCAAAGAATGACATAAGGTTAAATCCTAAGTGTTTATGCAATGGGTATTTAGCAGCCACTTCTCGAATAGAGAAAGGTTCAACGACTATTCCCTTGTGGGGAAGTAAACTCAAGTGAGTTGAAAAATCCGGCACTTGATTGTTCGTTATATTTTTATAGAAAGGAGGAATGAAATGTTTAATGATAATCAAATAATATCAGTAAAATGGTCTTCAAATAATAAAAAACATTATATTAGCAAAGGATATCATTATACATATATTGGTGATGAGTTTTTTGTTCCTGCAAAAGATATGCCTTTAAGAAGTCGAATGAATGTGATTTGTATATGTGATTATTGCGGAAGACAATATCAAACAAGATATGCAAATTATAATATTGGAAAAGATCGCGGTAAACAGGCATGTAAACAATGTAAACAACTAAAAATACGAGATACTTTATTAAGAAAATATAATTCAACTTCTTTATGGGGAAATAAAGAATTACGGGCTAAAGCTAAAGAGTCAATGATTTCTAAATACGGCAAACCTTATGCTATGCAAACAAAAATAGGACAAGAAAAATTTAAAAATAGTATGATTAAAAATTATGGTGTTGATAATCCTGTTAAAAGTGATATATTGCAAGCTAAGGCCAAAAAATCTATGTATAAAAATGGAACAGTGCCAACATCTAAGCCAGAACAAAAAATTATCAATATGTTAATTCAATTATATGGTAAAGAAAATTGCAAACCTGGTTATCCTGTTGATAAAATAAATTTAGATTGTCTATTAATTCTTAATAATGTTAAGATTGATGTCGAGTATGACGGGGTATTTTGGCATAAAGATATGAAAGATTATGATAGACGTAGAAATCATTGGTTGATTAATCAAGGGTATAAAGTTTTGCGTATTTTAGGTGATAAAAAAGATAGTATACCTACAATAGAAAGATTACAACAAGAAATTGATTATTTGTTGGCCGGTCATTCTATTGGGTATATTGACATGACGAATAACGAACAATTAAGTTGAACATATAGTCTGTTCTTGCACGAAAGTGTAAGCTGTTAAAAACGGCATAAGATTAACGAACTTATGTGAACATAAAGTAATCAAAATCTTGCACTAACTTCTACTGGTGCTGCTACCGTTTCTTTAACTGGTTCTGCTTTAGCTATTAATGATGAGACCAGTTGTGAAGAGGACCCCTATTATGGTACTATGACCGAGGAAATTTATAATGCTAAATGGCAGAATGATGTTATTGGTATTGCTGTAGAAAACGGTGATGTTGAACTTTCTCAAAATGGGACTGAAACCTTATCTGTTAGAGTAATTTATAAAGGTACTCTTCCTGCACAGCGGAAAGATAATTCTAACTTTACTTTTGCAATAGAAAGTGATCCTGCTTCTACTGCTACCGGTACTGCTGTTGGGGCACATGATGGTAAAATAACTGCTGGTTCTACTGCTGGTACAGCTATTGTTTCTGTTAATTTAACTGATTATACGGGCAAAGTAGAACCTGCATTTGTTAAGGTGACTGTAGAATAATTTATAGTTGATAAATATAGGAGGGAAAACCCTCCTATATTTATATTAGAAAAATGTGTGAATATGTTAATATTAAAGCTGGAAAATGCAATGTAGATAATGGATTTTGTCCTTTTTTATTTTATTGCAATAAAAATAATGAATATAGGGTTAATCCAAGAATGAACAATACTTGTAAAAAAAAACCAGAAGTGATACCTAAGAATTATTATAAAGTACAATTTGAAAAGAAAAATTCTTTATATATAGAAGTTAAAAATAATATTATTATCTTAAAAAATCCGTTTGATTATGTTCCAGTTTATGTAAAACTATCTAAGGATAGAAATGGGAAGTGGTCTATTAAAGGGGCGCTGTAAATGGATGTAGAGAAAGATATTGATGCAATCTATAAAAGATTAAATAATATAGATAAAAGGTTGGTCGAGATTGAAAGTACGCGCCCATTTTTAAAAGAGATGGTGGATAGAAATGTATCAATTTGTGAATTGTTGGGTGAAACTATGCAAGAGGTGCAATATTCTATGCGGGCATTAAATGAAAAAATGGAGCTTCAATCTACATCTATTAAGGAAATTCGCGAAGAGTTCAATATTTTATCAGACAGAACTAATGATAAAATAGATGAAGTTAGTAACAAAATTCAATTAGTGGAAGATAAAGGAAAATTTGATATTTTGCAATATATAAAAAATAATTGGCCTTTAATTTTAGTTTTAATAGGCTTAGGAGGAGCTTATATTGCAAAATTTATTAAATTATAAAGGGAGTTTTGTATGAAACAAATAAAGGAAAAAGATGCCATCTATCTTGAAGAATATGATGTTCATGTAAAAAGATATTTAGATTATTCTGAAGTATATGCCATTGCTCGTGGTGTAATGAAATTTGACGATTGGGATAAAAAACAAATAAATTATGATGTTTTAGTTCTTCATTTTTGTACAGATATAAAAGATGAAGAAATTAGTAAGAATGGGCATGAATTATTACATTCTTCTGGTTTAATTGATACTGTGAAAAGTCAAATTTTAAATTTAGATGACATTGATAAATGTATTAAATATTATACTTCTATTGAAAGAAGTTTGACTCAAATTGTAAATTATATAGATAATTCTTTGAAGGTGAAAAATGGGCGCTCGAAATGATGCGGAATTAAGAGCATTGTTAGAACCTGCCTTGCAAAAAGCCGTTGATTATACTGCTGACAAAATTTTAGAAGAAAATTATGATATTATTCAAGAAGTAGTATATAATGCAGGGTCTCCCAACGTGTATGGAAGAACTTATACTTTTGGAGAAGCCTGGGAAGCAACATCAGGGGGTGGTGGAGGAATTTCATCAGAGTTTAAATGGGCTCCTGAAAAATTAGGATACCACCCTTCTGTATTTACAGGAGAAGATGTTAGGCAAGGATTAGTTGATATTATTTACGAAGGTATGGCGGGGCATGTATTTGGAACAGGATTTTGGACTACCAAAAGAAATGCTTTTAAACAACTTCAGAAAGTTTTAGGAAAAAATAAATTAAGACAATATTTTGAAGCTGGAATGACTGCTGCTGGATTAAGATGGAAACGCCATACTTCTGGTATTGGATTGGATAAAAGTTAATGAGTGTAGTTATGGGGATTGATGCGTCCACTACTTGTACTGGTATTTCTATTTTTAATAATAAAAATTTAGTTTACAGTACAGAAATCAGAGCTAAGAGTGATGAATGGCATCAAAGATTGAAAGAACAAAAAGATCAAATAGAAGAAATAATTAAAAAATATGAACCTATAATGGCTTATATGGAAGATGTCCCTTTAGAAAGCAGAAGTAGTAAAAATCTTTTATTATTGGGGGCTGTTCATGGTTTTATTTTTGATATTTGTGTTAATTTTGATATAGAAATTGAATATATTTCTCCTACTGTTTGGAGAAGTAGGTTGAATATGTTCGATGGAACAAAAGATGGTCGTAAAAGAGAAGTGCTAAAGGAAAAAGCTATTCTTATGGCAAATAAATTATTTAATTTAAAATTAGAATGGCATGGGCCTAAAAGCAAGAAAACTCAAGATGATCAGGCTGAAGCCATACTTATTGCATGGAGCAAAATTAATAATAAATAATGAAGGATGGGTGAGTTATGGCAGGAGGCTCTAATTATTCTATTATAACTGATGTAGAACTTGATTTATCAAGTATAAAGAGTCAGTTAAAAGGAATAGATTCTAAAATAAAAATAAGTGCTGATTCTTCGGGATTAGATAAGGCGACAAATAGTGCTAAAAATTTGAATGACATTGCTAAGGACATAGGCTTAACTTTCCAAGAAGCAAATATGATTATGGATGCTTCGGCAAGTGCTATTAGGTCTATGGTGGATCAAGTCTTTGAATTAGATAGCGCATTGACAGAGTGAACTTTTTTGCTCTCGCTTATTGTGAGATGAGTGTAAAAATATGTGTCTAATTGCTGGGACGTCTTAAAGATTTTGCTACTACAACATAAGGATGAAACATGCCTAAGTGTGAATGTTACGAAAGTAGAAAAAAAGCAAAATATGTTTATATGGTTAAATCCTAAGTAAATATTAATAGATAATCAGCAGCGAAGCCTTGAATAAAGGAACGTTCAACGACTATCCTGAAAAGGAGTAAAAATACAAGTGTTTGGTATTTTGAAATGGCACACTTCTATTATTTATAGAAGAAGATATAGTCTAATCTTTAATGAAAATTAAAGCTGTTATATAAACAGGGGAATGGAGTAGCGTCCATATAATTGATATTTTATCAATTACTTCCTAATATAAATGTCAAGAAAGTTTCTGACCTGAGTGAAGAAGGACTGCAGAGTTATACTTCACAATTATCTCAAGCTGGTAAACAGTTTGGGCGTACCGGTTAATATTTCTGGCCGGAGTGTTAAGATGGTAAATTAGCACTGAGAATCGTTCAAAATCCAATAACACCTAAAGTCTATTTAGCTACAATATTATATGAGATATGATAATATGAATGCGGGAAACTATTAACAATAAATAGAATAAGATATGGTAGAAATACCTAAGTCTGGAATGATTATATAATCATTGAATGGTTGATTGGTTGCGAAGTCCTGATGAGGGATGTGTCAAGAGACTTTAAAAGTTCGACCCCTCCAAATATTATAGGGTGAAGAAATAGTCCAGGAAAATATGAAAGTATTTTTGTTAAAATTGTCTATTGACTTTTTAATTTTATGAGTGATAAAATTATAATAGAATTAAAAAGGAGATGGGAGTCATGGTGTGTTTGTTTGTTTTTGTTTTAATAATTGCTTGGTTTATTCTTTTAGCTATTCTTTATGCTGGACCTTCTGAATTGCCAAAAATTGTAGTTTGTTTACCATTTATTATGGTAGGAATAACAGGGATTTTTTGTGCTATTTTTTCAAAGGAGAAAACAGATGAAGGAGTTATTGAATCAATGATTGAAGAAGATAATCGAGAGCAAAATGAACAAATGGAAGAATATGGTCCAATAGATGATTAACTGTCGGAAATGTTACAAGCTGCCACTGAATTCAGAAAAAACTCTTTTGATGATAGTGATTCTGCTTTATTAGCAGAAATAGCGGTTAAATATACAAATATAGCTGATACTCAAGTATCAAGTGCTGACGCAGCACAATTTTTGATCTCTCAAATGAAAGCCTTTAATATAGAGGCTGAAAATTCCGAGTATATTATTGATGCGGTTTTAATAAAGGCCGTTTTAGGGTGAATTGCGGGAATATTTTAATGTCTTTTTCTACTAACTTATAATAGTGATATTATAAGGGCTGAGAGTAATGTCAAAGGAATAGTAATAAGGAAAAAGGATATAATAATAAACAATCCGCAGGAAAGCATCTTTTGAAACAAAGATGAATCTTCACAGACTATCGAAAGCAAATGATAAATGTAACTCTTAATAGAGAATAAGCTATTTTAATAGACGAAGTGAGTAGAGTAGGCGAAAGCCCAAGCGCCCTGATATATTTAGTTAAATATAAAGATATAGTCGAATATTAAACAAATAATAAAAATTTATTTTAATATAGCAATGAGACAGCCAATAATTTTGCTGTTGGTACTAATGATTTATCTACTGCTCTTATAAAAGCTGGTACAGCATTAGGAACAACAGGGAATACATTTGAAGAGACGATAGGTTTGGTTACGGCTGGTGGATTTCTTGCCAGTATAGGGTGAATTGCGGGGATATCTTAAAGTTTTATTTACTAACTTATAATAGTGATATTATAAGGGCTTAGGGTAATGCCAAAGGTATAGTAATAAGAATAAAAATATGTAGACAATCCGCAGGGAAGATACTATTGAAATATAGTATAACCTTCAACGGCCAACGAAAGCAAATAATAAATGTAACTCTTAATAGAGAATAAGTTGTATTAACAAACGAAGTGAGTAGTGTAGGCGAAAGCCTAAGCGCCCTAAATATATAAAATATTATATATTAAGATATGGTCTATTTTTTATAGAAATATAAAAGGAATTAGAACAATTCATTTAAACAAAAAATTCTAAACATAAAAGACTGAAATCCTTGTAGGCCAGCCAAGTAAGGTGGGCAATGGTCTACGAACAATAGGGTTGAACATAGCAGCATTAGCGGCTGAAACAGATAAATATGTAGCTGCTAATGGCAAAGTTAATATTTCTCTGAGAGATTCTCAGGGAGAAATGAAATCAACATATGAAGTTTTAAAAGAACTTTATGAAGGTGTAGAAGGTCAATCGGTTGCTTGGGATGAATTAGCCAGTGTAGAACAAGCTGCTATTGGTGAGGCTCTTGCTGGTAAAAACCAATTTAACGTATTAACTTCTGTTATGACCAACTTTGAATCTGCTATAAGTGCAACGGCAACTGCAATGGATTCTGCAGGTTCTGCCACAAGAGAAAATGCCGCTTATATGGATAGCTTAGAGGCAAAAGTTGGCAACCTTAAAAATACTTTCCAAGAACTATCTACTTCTGTTATAGATAGTGATTTGGTTAAAGGAATATTAGATTTAGCTAACACTGGGTTAGAGTTATTATCAACAGATGTTGGCGTAGCAGTAACACAATTTACTTTATTAAGCGGAGTTCTCACAGGTTTCTTAGCTATTGCCGGGAAAGTGGGAGCTAAATTTGTTAATATGGGTAAATTGTTTTCCACTATGGGGGATGTGGGCAAAGCTGCTTCCGCTGCTTCTGCTACTGGTGATGCTATAAGTGGTATTGCTTCTGCCGCTGGTAAAGCGTCTGGTTCTGTTGGTAAACTATCTGGGGCATTAAGCAAAATAGGGACTTTTGCTGGACCTATTGCGATGTTAGTTAGTGCGCTTATTTCCATTGGATTTGCTGCAAAGAAATCTATGGAAGAAGCTACTGCCGAGCATGCTATTCAAGATGAGATTGATGAAACAACAGAAGCTGTTTCCGAACTTGAACAGAAAATAGCAGAATTAGAGGGTAGAGGTGCAAGTGCATCTGTTTTAGCAGCTTATAATGAGCAATTAAAACAGATGAAGAACAATATAGCGTCTCTTGAGACTGAAAAATTAGAAGCTGTTTTAACTGCTTCTCCGACCAGTGATAGAATAGCATCAGGACAAAAAACTCGTGCTACTATTACTGGAGAAATGATGGACACTGAGCTATATATCGAAAAAGCAATTACTCAGTGGAATAATTATCAAAAAGCAGTCGATGAGGCTTTAAGTTCTGGCGATTTTAAGCAAATAGCTGAAGCTAATGATGACCTTTTAGAGCAAGAGGGCGTATTAACTGAATATTGGGATACAATGACTCAGTTATATGCAAAGACAGGAGAGCTTCCAGAACGATTAAAGAATGCTGTAATGGTACTAAATGGAGAAACCATTAGTGTTCTTGATTTCTTTCAGGGTCATTTTGGAACAACTATTGAGGCGGCGGCAGAAAGCATAAATTCTTTATCAGGGCAATTAAGTGGTTTAGGAGATGTAGGCGGATATTTTGACATACTTTCTCAATCTGTAGCTGAATTTGCTGAAAATGGACAGTTAAGTTTTGAGTCTATTATGCAGTTAAATGAAGCATTTAGTGGATTGGAAGGTTGGGATGAAATTCTTGAGGGGCTTGTATCTGGTTCTACCACTTTTGAGGAATTTCAAGAACAAGTCACTAATTTAGCTTATACGATGTTAGAGGCTCAATTAGGCGTTGAAGGACTGGCTAATGCGAATGTTGACATGATTGCTTCTTTCTTAGAGAGTAAGGGAGTAGCAGATGCCGATGCAAGAGCATTAGAATTAGTTGCCACTGCTCAAAAGAGAGTGACTGAAAATCCGGCTAATACAGATGCAAGTCAGACCGAATTAAATGAAGAAAAGTCTGCGGCTGAAGATGCTGCTGGACCTGTTGAAGGAGTAAAAGATGCTCAACAAGAGGTTACAAATAATCCAGTAGATACAAGTGCATCTCAGGGCGCATTCAGCAGTTTAATTTCTGCTGCCATAAATTGTTATAATAGAGTCAGTTCAATTTGGAATAGTTTGAAGGGAATTATTTCACAAATTGGTTCCGGTGCTCAGAAAGTTTTAGGTTATATTATTCCTGATCTTGGCGGCGGCAAAGCTCAGGGAGGTAAAGTAAATAGAGCCGGGCAATATTGGGTAGGAGAACAAGGTCCTGAAATAGTTACTTTACCCAAAGGAGCGGTTGTTACTTCTAATAAAGACATTAGTAGGAATGTTGGGCATAAAGTAGAAAAAGAAGATGTAAAAGGTGGATATGCTCAAGGTACAGGAAGACAATCTATAATAGATGTTTCAGACACTGTTGGAAATTTATGGGGAGATAAAAAACCTTCTGGGTCAAAACCTTCTACCTCGAAACCGCCATCTTCTAAAAAACCTTCTTCTTCCTCTTCATCTTCTGCTTCCAAGAAAAAGACATCTACTGCTAAATCTTCTACCAAAGCAATAAAGGATGAAAATGATGCCATTAAAGAACAAAATGATCTGTATAAAGAACAGATGGATATATTAGATCATAAATTGTATTTAATGGAAAAGAATGGTGCTACTGAACAAGAACAGATAGCTCATTTACGTCAAATGCAAAAGAAAGCTCATGATGAAGCTGAAAGTTATAGAAAACAAGGACTTGACGATGAGTCTGAGTATATAATGGAACTTCAGAAAGAGTGGTGGGGGTATGAAGAAGATATTCTTAAACTCCAACAGGATGCCTTTGATAAACGATTAAAACGCTCAGAAGATTATATAGAAGATCGTAATTATTTCAATGATTGGGGCGCTGATAATGAAATTGATGCTTGGCGTCGCGTCATGGAATGGATGGACGATTGGTATGAACAAGGCTTAATTGATTATGAGTATTATCTTGAACAACGAGAAGATGCGCTCGATAATTATATAGAGGCTGAACGTGATGCGTGGGAAACTGAAGCTGATAATATTGAAAAAGCCTTAAATTATGTAGCTGAATTAGCTCAAAGAGAAATAGACAAACTCGAAGAGCAAAAAGATGCTATTAATGATAAATATGATGCTGAGATAGAAAAATTAGAGAAGCAAAATGAAGAAACTAATGAGCAGATAGAGCTTCAAGAAAAGTTGGATGCCTTAGCAAAAGCTCGTACTCAAAAATTGTATGTATATAAAGATGGACGGTTTCAATATATACAAGATACAGACGCTATTTCTGAAGCGCAAAAAGAGCTGGATAGATATAAGGCTGAAAAGGCTCTCGAAGAGCAAATAGAGCAGTTAGAGAAAAATAGAGACGAAGAGTTAAAAATTCTTGAAGAAAAAATTAAATATTGGCAGGATTATGTTGATGAATATGGTAGTGCTATTGACGAAGTCAATGATCTTCAAGATCGTTTATTAGCCGAACAAATATTAGGTATTAAACTTGAGGGAGATAATTGGGAAAAACGTCTTGGTAATTTACAGGATTATGTTGACCGATATATTCAACTCATGCAACAACTCGAAAACGAAAATTGGCAAACAGGGCAAGATAAAAATACAGTAGTATCTGGTCCAAATGCCGAAGGTGGAAGAGGGACTCCGGGTACTGCTTGGGTTCCTGGTGTCGGTGTTATAGATGTTGATATTAAGGATGGTAAAACACAAACTAAGGGATTACCTGTTGGCACAATAGTTTCAACTGCTGGTGGTAATTATAGAATTACAGGAGTTAATGAAGATGGTAGCTATCAAAGTGAATATGTTGGTGGCGGGAAACATTTAGATGTAGCTCCAGGCGGTAATGCTCCAGAAGGTGCTACTATTGGTGATATTATTCATACAGCCGGAGGAGATTATGAGATTGTACATCCATATACTCCTGGTGCTAAATATAATCCAATTAATGGTCTTTGGAGCAAATTAGTTGAAAAGAATGCTAAGGGCACTTTGTCTTCTAAAGGCGGTATGTCTCTTGTGGGAGAAGAAGGGCCTGAACTTAGGTTATTAAATACTGGGGATAGTATTCTCCCTTCTGATGTCACAAAGAATTTATGGGATTGGGGCAAAATGAATCCTATTGATCTTTTAAGCAATTTACCGACAGAAGACAAAGGATTCCAGCTTAATATGAGTAATGTAGATTTATCTTTCCCAAGTATTAAGAATAAAAATGACGTTCAAGAATTTGTTCAATCTTTAGTTAATTTTGCTTATCAGACAGCATATAAGAGGGGATAACTTCCCCTCTTATATTTTTAAGGGGAGTATATGGTTAATCTCAATAAAATTTTTATAGATGCTATTGAAGTATTAATTGATGCTAAAGTAAGAAAAAATACAACTCAAATATATACTGGATTAGTAGTATTAGAAGATGGAGAAAAGAAAGTAAAAGTAAAAGATAAAATTTACAAATTGCCTGTGTATGGAGGAAATATAGGAGATTTAGTTACAAATCAAACTGTTAAAGTATTTATACCTCAAGGGCAAATGAGTCAGGGTTTTATTTTAGCACCTAAATGATAAGGAGGTGGTTTCATGTCTTTAACAACACCTAATTTATTGTCTCAACCTACTTTTAACGCTTTGACTGGTACTCCTTTTGGCAATTCAATACCCTTCCGCTTTTCAATAGCTGGGGGAGATGAGCCGGAAGGAAGTAAATTGTATGTGCAAGATATATCCAGTTCTGGCGATAATTATGTCTATCAGGGAACTTCAAAATTATATCCTTGGTATAAAGGTGACGGGATATATGAACATAGTATGCCTATTAATTCTATTTCCAATGAAAAACAATATCGGGCTTTTTTAACGACATATAATGATGATGGTACATCATCAGTTTCTAATATTATAGTGTTTTGGACAATATCCACTCCTACGGTTTTAGGTGCTAATTATATTGCAAGCCTTAGTTGGGCAAGTTATAATTTTATATTTAATTATAGCCCCGGCGTTGGAAGCAAGGAGTTACTAAAATCATATAATATAAAAATGTATGATGAAAATGATGTAATGGTGTCTTCAACTGGCGTTAAAACGGTGTCATATTCTTATGAAGAAAATAGCGGAAAATATACTTTTAGTCATGTTTTTACTGGTTTTCAAAATGGCAGTAGATATCATATTGACGTAGATATAGTAACGGAACATGATTTTATAGACACCTATCCGAATGTTTTTGATTTTAGTGTTTATTATATAGAATCTGGAGTAGGAAGCGATGCTCTTCAACTAAATAATTTATGTGATGAAGGAAGAGTGGAAATAACTGTAAATTTAAGTTTTTTACCTGGTACAGGTGAGGGAGACATTGAGTATATTGATAATAAGGAAGCTGATCTAAGAACAAAGAATAAAAAGACCCCTTCTGTAACTTGGGATAAAAATATTGTTATTCCTGATGGATATGTTTTAAGAGTATGGGGAAGAGATTTTGATACTTATGAAACTATTGGTGGGGGTATACCTAATGTTTATAATATAATGTTGGAAAATGAAATAAAACAAGTTGGTATTTTTTATAATGAGGACAAGGAAGAAAATTTAGCCTGGTTTGAATTACATGCCGACAATCATCCTGATTTAACATCAATTAAAGATGTGCATGTTGTTTTTAGTGACGCAATACCTATTCCTAAAGATAAAGATCAGTTATTTTTATGGGTCAAATACGTAGATAATTTATTTGAATTAATTATAGAGAATTTAGGGGAACAGACATGATAGGACTTTTAGGATATAATTTTTATTCAGATGGAAATTCGGTTGATCCTCTTCCTTTTAGTCAAGGCGATGTATTTACTACTGTAAAAATAAAAGGCGGTATATATGATCGTTTAATAGTTTCTAAAAATACAAATATTAATTACACTAATGTCCCTCCTGATGGATGGGGAATAGATACTATTATGGATGCTCATTTTGATGGGACTTTAGATGCAGGAAGTCCGTTAGGTCAGATTTCATTTGCTGATGGAGTTCGGTTTAAGAGAAGAGTTAAGGGCGATTTTGATTGGATTACTATTCAAGATTTTCAGTTAAACCGCAGAGGAGAATATAATTTTCATTTTTATGATAATTTAGTTTCAGAAAATAATACTATTTATGAATATGCTCTTGTTCCTGTTGATACTTTTGGACATGAAATGGAATATATTACAAATGAAATTCTTGTTAATTTTAGAGGAGTTTTTGTTTGTGATGTAGATAGTATTATTAAATTTTATAATGGCGTTAGTTATTCTACTACAATGCAGAATCAGCAAGTAGGAGTTTATCAAGTCTTCGGAAAAAAGTATCCAACAATTATTTATAATGGGACACCTAATTATCAAACGGGCGGTATTACAGGTAATATATTCCCTGATGGGTTTGAAAAAAATGGGATAATAAATCGTCGAGAAATTGTTGATAAAACTAATAGAATATTACAATTTTTGACTAATAAAAAGCCGAAAGTTATTAAAGATTGGAACGGAAATTCTTGGCTTGCTATTATTGTAGATTCTCCTTCTGTTGATTATAACGCAAATTATGGTATGGGAATAACAACAGTAACTTCTTCTTGGACAGAAATAGGCGAACCAAATAATAGAGATGATTTATATAATAATGGGATGATTCCTTTGGAGTATTAATATGATAAGTCTTAGTCAAGCAGATTTACAAATATTAAAACAGAAAAATACTGCATTATATCTTAAAATTCAAATTTTATCTCTTGAATCTGGACAATATAAAGTGGACGATGAGATAAGTGGAAGTTTAATGGATTTATCAATAGATGTTGATGCAGATAGTGATTTAAGAAGAAGTTGTAATTTAACATTAATTGCAGTAGATGATAAATTCAATGCAGAACTAGGAAGCAATGTTTGGTTAGATAAATATATAAAGATATTAGTTGGATATAATAATATACTCACTGGAGAGATACAATGGTATAATCAAGGTATATTTATGGTTAATGCTCCTTCATGGACTTATGATGCTACTACCAATTCTTTGTCATTGCAGGGATTAGATTTAATGGCAAAAATGACTGGATTAAGGAATGGATATTTACCTGGTGTTCCTACTCTTATTCCAGAAGGTAGCAACGTAAGAGATGCTATTATTGCAACTATTAAATTAGCAGGATTTGAGCAATATGTTGTAGAAGAGTGTAAGAATGTTGATGGTGTAATTCAAGAAGTTCCTTATGATATACAAATAGATAGGGGCGGGACTTTGTATAATTTATTGGAAGAACTTAGAGATATTCTTCCTAATTATCAAGTTTATTTTGATATAGATGGTATATTTCATTATGAACCTATTCCCGCTGATGAAGATGAACCGATAACAATGACTGATTCAATTTTGCAAGATGTATTGATTGGTGAAGATGTAAATACAGATTTTGAATCAGTGAAAAATGTTATAGAAGTTTATGGAAGAACTAACGAAGTAGATTATTATTGTGAAACTCCTGAGATAAAGAGTATTAGATATGAAGGTGCTAATGTTAATGTTTTAACATTGCCCAACTCTGCTGGACCAGAGGCTTATGATTATAATGAGACATTGGGATTTATCGCTCCTTCTGGTTCTGGAAATTTTGAATTTGTATCTATGAATGCAGATGGATCACAGCCTAAATCTTTAGCTGATCCTAACGGTACTATTATTAGGTCGCTTTCTGAAGGAGAGTATTATGTAATTCAATTTAGGTATGAAGAGCCTCCGTATATTTTGTTGGGACATGACCAAGTATATGCTATTGCTAAAGATTTGAATGTGAATAGTCCTTTTTATGTGTATGGGTCTATTGGTGAAATTCGCAAAGTGTGTTATGGTGGAGAATATGATAATATCATAAATGATGATTTAGCTTTGCAAAGAGCAAATATAGAGCTTTATTGGGCAACAAGACTAAATGATAGTATTACTTTATCTACTTTGCCTATTCCTTGGTTAGATGTTAATATTTTATTTACCCATTCAGCGAGAGGGCAAGAATTAAAAAAATATATAATAAAATCTTTTTCTGTTACTTATTCTGATTCTGTATCCATGAATATTAATGCTATTACATTTTATCCATATTATGCAACTTCTAATAGTAATCAGTATATTTATTTAGATATAACGACAATATATGAAAAAACACCTATACAAGTTTTAGATTCAGGAGAGGCGTTGATTGCTTCCGGTACTACTATAAATTATAAATTGAATTTACAATTACCAAGTGCGGGAAATTATTATGTTCGTTATTTAAATCAAAGCGGATTGTGGGCTTATCGTCAAATTATTGTTGATAAACCAGGCACATATACTCTCGATTTATCTTAAAAAGGAAGTGAAAATATGACTGTCTTTCCTGATGAAATACAAACTTTTGAAACATTACAAAATATAACGGCCGAAGATGGAGAGATGATTCAACAATATCAATCTGCCATGAGTCGTGGAGATATAGCAGCGGCAAATGAGTTTTTGGAGCAAATTCCCGATCATCAGAAAAAAATAATTACTGCTGATTATTTTAATACAATGAATGATACTTTAAATGCTATTCAAGAATATACTTTGAATTGGTATACGATTGGATATGTAGTATCTCAAGAAGAGCCGGAGGGATTACAACCTGGTGATTTTTGGTTTCAAATAACTGGAGAAGTTACGTAAAAAGGGATAATTTGTATATGAAATATTCAGAAAGAAGCCAAGATATTCATAAGAATGATAGAGAAATATGGCAAAAATTTAAGAATAGTTGGGACCGTTTTCAGTATTCAAATGCTTTGAATCAATTACAAAATGCACAATTTGATACAAAGAAAATGGTTGCGGAAACAATAAACAGTATTACTACTAAAATAGTTGCAGTAGAAGAAACTGTTAAACCTCAAGATAAGCCTGATATTATAAAGGTAAGCACTGAGCCTCCTGCAGACATAAAAACAGGAGATGTTTGGTTTCAAGTAACTGGCGGGGAAATTGCTCAGGCATATACTTTCGATGAAGTAACGGCATTAAGCAAAACATTTGCTGATATTGATAAATTAGGATTGACTTGGGCACAAGCTGATGAAGGAGGTTGGTAATTATGAGTGATGTAGTTAGAGCATCAGAAGCGTCAACAAGTGGTAATGACATAACTGCTTATGTAGGCACAGATCAATTTACTATGGCTACTTTCAATAAAACTATAAGTGAAATGAATACTGCTTTAGGTCAGAGAGTAGAGTTGTCTGGTGGAAAGATACCTGAATCTTATTTACCTTATAAGATCATTTTGCATGGTAGCACTTCCAGTTTACCAGGGGTTACTAATGGCGCTATTTTGATTGCTTATGATGCTTAAAGGAGAGATATAATGGCTAATTTTGCAAAACCTACTTCTGCATCATGGGTTGGGCCTAATGGGTTTAATGATGGGGCGAGAATACAAGTTAGAGGAACAAGTAATTATTATATTTATATAGGTGGTTCTTTTACTAATTATCGTTATTGGTATAAAGGAAGATTGTCTGGAAGTTCTGGATATGTTACTTTAGATGCCTATCCAGAAGAAAGCTCCTTAGAATTGCAAATTGTATTATGTGATACATATTATGATACAGCTATTACTGTTGGTAGCATCAGTTATGTATATTATTTAGATTTACCTAAATATGCTGCAACAGTATATTATAAAGGATTTAGTAGTTCTGAGTTACTTAACAGTCTTGACAATCCAAACTTGCGTAGTGAATGCACATTAGTAGGATGGAATTTAATTGGCGCCTCGACTGATTCCAGCAGGAATGGTATTTATGATGCTCACATGGAATTTTTGAATAGTTGGGCTACAGCTAATAGACAGACCTTATATTGCATATATAGTCAAGAAGGTGAAACTTCTACAAGTACAAGATATTATTATAGAGGCAATAGTACTCGACGATCTGTGACAGCATACGAAAAAAAAGAAACTTCTTATATTTATGGTAAAGGTGTATATGAAGAAGGAGATGTTTCGACCACTTATGGATCAGTGACTACTTCTTGTGCGGCAGATAGCACTTATGAATTTCAGGGGTGGGCAACAGAGGACGGAACCACCGATTTTTATTATACAGACTATGAACGGGCTTATAATGCTGGCTACACCACTCTTTATGGGGTTTATTTTAAAGGTGGGGGGACTACTACCGACACAAAATATTATTATAGAGGAAGTAGTTCAAGACAATCTGTTTCTGTTTCTACAAAGACGACTGATGCGTATTATTATGGAAGAGGAGATCATGATGGTGGGCATGTAATGTCTACTGATTATGGAACTGTTAATACTTCATGTTTATCTGATTCTTCCTATTCTTTTCAGGGATGGAGTATATCATCGTCAAGTAGTTCTGTAAGTTATTCAGATTATAAACAAGCCTACGGCGCTGGCCACACCACTCTTTATGGGGTTTATAAAAAACAAGAGCAAATGGTTTATTATCCTCAAAATGGTGGAACTACTGTTAGTAGTAGTAGTAGTACAAATTATTATTATGGCACCGGAACTAAAACTAATAATATTCCTACTGAACCTTCATTGTCTTATGCAGATCATATATTGTTAGGATGGTCTACTACTTCTTCTGGTTCTTATAAAACATGGGTGGAACAATGGAATAATAATGTAAGAACTGTATATGCTATTTGGCAAGATACTTCATCAGATGATAACAATGTATATGTAGGAGTTAATAATAAATGGGTTAAAGGTACTGTTTATTATGGCGTTAATGGTGCTTGGAAACAATGTATCGTAAAAATAGGATCAAATGGAGAATGGAAATAAATGTCTAAATATAATATTACTATGAAACAGAAAAGTGATTCTGATTATGATGAATTATATCCAGAATCATTAGATACTCAAATTAAATTAAGTAAAGATACTACTGGTTTTACTGGTACTAATGTCTCTCAAGTGTTGATGGAATTAAATAATAAGATAGGTGAATCTGGGGGGGGGGATTATCTTCCATTAACTGGTGGTAATATTAGAGGCAATGTTAATATAGAAGGTAGTTTAGGCTTTTTAAAAGCAGAAGCAACTGAACCAAACATTAAATTAGAATTAAATGGCGCTCATATTAATGTTACTAATAGTGGGACTGAATTTGTTCTTCAATCTGGTTATGTAAATTATCCATTAGTTGCAATTAGTAAAAGATCAGGAAATGGCAGTAATAGTATAACTATCCCTACTTCTTTCAAAGCAGATTTTTTAATATATTATGCAGATTCTGGTGGTTTGGTAGAAGGTGTGTTTATGTATAGTATATCAAAAGGGATTTATAGTATAACATTAGGTAATGAACAAATTAATGGCTCAGACTTAAATATTAGTGCCACTTCTTCTCAAATAAAGATCACTTTCAATTCTGTGGGCGAATTTTCTGCTGATAGATTTAATTCAGGATTAACTGAATATTGTGTATATATTGTAGGGGTATCATAAAATGAAAATAATTAATTTAATACCAAATGAAAATGGATCGTATGAAAACTCCATTTGGGAACAAGATTGTCCGGTCCCTGATGGATGGGTAGCTATTCCAGACAATATTTCTATTCCTGACTCTTTTCCTTTTGTAAAAATTGAATTTAATGAAAATAATGAGATAATATCATTATCAGAAATTCCTTTGCCAGATGATATTATAAAAGAATATAAAAATAAAAAGAAATCTATATTTTCTAAAAGATGCTCTAAAGAAATAAAAAATGGAATTGATATTGTTTTATCTGACCAGATAAAAAAGCATTTTTCTTTTATGGAAACTGACCAGTTAAATATTTTATCAGCTTATTATAATGTTAATTATGATAAAAACAATGATAATTATTTATATCATGCTGATGGAGAAGATTATGAACTATATAGTAAAGAAGATATAGAAACTATTTTTACAAAGTTGAATGAAAATAAGAATAATATTCTTTTACGTTATAAAAAACTTTGTGCTTATATAGATACATTAAATACCAAAGAAGATATAGACAATGTTGATTATGATATGGATATATTGTAATAAGAGGTAGATATGATAAATTTTGTGAATAATGCCCCCTTTGCTGGGGGGGGATATTGCTTATATTAATAATACAATAGACAGTCAAAAAAAATCTTTTGTTCTGGGATTCGAGCCAAAATATGCAATATTAAATTTTTATATACAGATTTATGATAACGTGTGGAAGTATTTAGGGTCTTGTACGGTAAGCGAAAAAATTAATTGGTTGGGTAAAACCTCGATAATGTTTTCTACAGATAATACAGCTGTGCAGTTTAATGATATTAGTTTTCAAGAGGACGATGTATTTAAAACAAAAGCTCTTGTTATAGATCAATATATAGATTATTCTAATATCTATGTACAAGGCGTTGTTTTGGGATAAAGAAAACTTTAATAATAAGGAAGATGAAAAATGAATGAATTACTTTTTATAATATTGGGTAATTTAGAAAAAGTAGGTATTGGGTTATTAATGTTTATAGGCGCTTATTTAGCTAATATGGGCCTTGGTGCTTGGAAAAGTATTAAAATTGATAAAGGAACTTTTGATTGGAAAAAAATAGGGAATAGTTGTGTGAAATTCTTAGTTTTAGGAATATGTATAGGACTATTAACTATTGTAATAACTATTGTTCCTTCTTTTGCAACTTGTATTGGTATTGATATAGGTGAAGAGGCTTTAACTGCTTTTGATAGCTTAGTAATAGTTGGTGCTTTTCTAACTGCTACTATCCATTATTTAACTGATGCTATAAATAAAATTAAAGATATTTTTAAAGTATAAATACAATTAAATAAACAAAAGGGGGGTAATAAGTGACAATAGAAATAATAGGAACAACAGTAAATATCACAGGGAATAAAGTTATAGGATTTGCTTTGAATAATTTAGTAGATCATTTTGAAGTAACTGTTGATACTTCTGCCGATTGGTTTTATCAATTAAAAATTTATATGACTAAAGTTGATAAATATAATATTATTAATTTGGACCGCAATGGCAATGTTTTGTCTGTTGATTTAACAAGACACATGTTGCCTTTTGGTGGAAGATATATCATGCAATTTGTAGGATATAATGATGCTCAAACTTATCAAACAGAAACTTTTGAGGTCTGGGTAACTGAGTCTATTGACCCTTATTGTGCTTATGATCCTGTTCCAACAGAGTTTTATCAAATAGAGGCGGAAATAAGAGAGTTATATGAAGAATTGAAAACTGGAGAATTTTTAGATATTACGGGTATTAATGGAGGAGACGCTTTTTCTCCTGTAAAATATCCGATAGGTATAGATGGCGGTAACGCCTTTGAGCCTGCATAAAAGGAGTGAATATATGAAAAGTGAATTAATAACCAGAATTCAACTAAAAAATGATACTGAAGCTAATTGGTTGACAGTAGCTGATAGTTTTGTTCCTTTAGTTGGCGAAGCCTGTGTTACTAATGATGGAGAAAACAAAGGTAAATTTAAGATTGGTGATGGAACCAGTACATGGGGGCAATTACCTTATGTTGGAGGCGCTGGTGGTGGTTCAATAGAATTACCAGTGGATGCCAGTCAAGTAGATTTTTCTCAGGATTTAGTTTTTACTGAGCCTTTTGGCAAATATGAACCTGTAAATGGCAAAGTAACTGTGCCTGCTAATGGAAAAACTTTATTAGAAGTATTATTAGACGCTTATGCTGAAGATGTAAATCCTACTATTACACAACCTTCTGTGTCTATTTCTTCTACGCAAGCTGGCGCTTATGAGGTTGGTAATAAGGTTACACCTGCATATTCTTTAACTTTTAATCCTGGCAAATATGAGTTTGGACCTGATACTGGTGTAACTGCAACTGATTATACTGTTAAAGCGGGGGAAGAGACAGTAAAAGGGCAAACTGGAAGCCTGAAAGAAGTAGAAGTAATTGATAATATTAATTATTCGTTCCAAGGTGAAGTAACTTATACTGAAGGTGCTATTCCTTTAACTGCATTAGGACAAGAGTATGAGGAAGGAAAAATACAAGCTGGCACTAAAGCAAGCTCTACATTAAAAATTACTGGGTACAGAAATGGATTTTATGGAACTCAAGATTCTATAACTGAGTTAGATTCTACTAATATTCGTGCTTTATCTGGTAAGAGTAATAAGGCGGTTACTACTGGTGCTGTATGGAATATTTCCATTCCTGTCGGTGCCAAGAGAGTTATTTTTGCTTATCCAGCAACTTTAGCAGATGTTAGTAGCGTACAGGATGTTAATGGACTAAATGCAGAAATCAAATCTTCTTTTACTAAACAAACTGTATCTGTAACTGGCGCTAATGATTATAATGGTATTGATTATAAAGTGTATTATTTAGATTATGCTAATCCTAATGATACTCAAAATACCTATAAGGTAACTATTTAATAGAAAGGGAGTGTAAAAATGGCTGTTGAAAGATTACCTAAATTAAATTTTAGTATTCCTTTTGCAATGACTTCTGCATTACCTTTAGATGCAAATAGTTATTTTGAGAGTTTAGAGGCTGCTATGACTGCCGCTGAAAGCGCAGAGCAAGCTGGTAGTTCTGCTACACAATATTATTTTGGACAAAATATCATTGTAGTAGAAGATAATGAAGCCACATTATATATTATTCAACCTGATAAAACATTAAAACCTGTTGGTTCTGGTGCGGCCGCTGATGTTGAGGTGGATGGTAAATCTATTACTTCTTCTGCCGGGATATTAGCATTAAAAGGATTTTCTTCTGCTTTAACTAATCAACAAGTTAGAGTTGGAGAGAATGGAGAATTAGAGTGGTTCACTCCTGATAATTCTGCTGTTGAGGATTTACAAACAGAAGTTGGGCAATTACAAACTGCTGTCGATGGGATTAACACTGAATTAGCAAATAAAGCTGATACTAATGATGTATATACTAAGACTGAGACTGATGCCAAAATTGATGCAGCTATTTCTGGTGTATATACTCCAACAGGTTCCAGTGACTTTGCTAATCTTCCAACTCCTGGGGCAAACAATTTAGGCGATGTAATTATTGTCAATGATGGATTTACTACTGATGATAAATTCGTTACTCCTGGACAGGAATATCCGGCAGGTACTAATGTTGTAGTAGTTAAAACAGGTTCTAATCCTGATACTTATAAATATGAAATTTTATCTACTGCTGTTGATTTAACTGATTATTTAACTAAAACAGAAGCCTCTACGACTTATTTAACTAAGGCTGAAGCAGAAAACAAAGTAGATAAGAAAACTGGATATAGCTTAATTCAAGATACTTTAATTACTAAATTAAATGGCCTTGCTGATATTAAGTCTGTTTCTAATGAGTTTACTTTAAGTGAAGAAGGGCAATTAAATTTAACTTCTGTTTCTCAAGATAAAGTAACTGACTTAACTACTGCTTTAGATAGTAAAGTTGATAAAGTAGAGGGCAAAGGGCTGTCTACAAACGATTTTACTAATGAATTAAAAACTAAATTAGATGGTATTCAGGCCGAAGCTCAAACTAATGTGCTTGAATCTGTCAAGTTAAATGGGCAGGCACTTCCTATTTCTGAGAAAGCGGTAGATATTCCTGTTGCTTCTTTTACGGTATTAGGTATTGTTAAAGGCACTGACGCTGAAAATGGTGTTGTTGTAAATGATGATGGCACTATGGTTATAAATAAATTGAATGTAAACCAATTAGTTCAAACCGAAGGAGACGAACTAATTCTAAATGGTGGAAATAGTAATTAAATTCAAAACTTGGGGGGGGCATAAATTATGACTACTAAAGAATTTAAAGCAAGATTAGTAAATAAAATTGATACTTATGCAAATTGGACCAGCAATGACCCTGTATTATTAAAGGGTGAAATTGCTATTGTAGATGTTCCTGCCTCTACTGATGTAGTTCAGCAAGAGCCTGCTGTGCTAATGAAGATAGGCGACGGAACGAAGAAGTTTAGTGAACTGCCTTGGATAAGCGCCAAATCTGCTGATGTGTATTCTTGGGCATTAGCACCTACTAAACCTACTTATCAAGCGTCTGAAATTGAAGGATTAGATGCTTATATTTCTGGGAAAGTAGAGGATACAGATACTCAGTATCAGTTGGTAAAAGTTAATAATACTACTTTTAAATTACAGTCCAAACCTTTAAATGGGTCTTGGTCTGATGTCGGAGACCCTATCTCTGTTGTATATACTTTAACTACCGGTACTACCAACGGCACTGTTAAATTTAATGGAACCGATGTAGCTGTTGCAGGTCTAAAATCTGCTGCTTATCAGGAATCTTCTGCTTTTGATACTGCCGGTGCTGCTGCTACTGCTCAATCAGTGGCAGAAGATCATGCAGATACTATTGTTGGTGAAGCTAAGACTGATTTGATTGGTACTGGTAGCGCAACTTCTACTACGATCAAAGGGGCAGTACAGGAATCCAATACTTATACTGATAATCAAATCGCAGCAAAAATAGGTTCTGTTTACAAACCTGTTGGTAGTGTTAATTTTGCAAATTTACCTAAAATTCCTTCTAAAACCGAATTAGGTAATGTTTATAATGTAAATGATGCTTTTGAGGCAGATGCTCGTTTCGTAACTGCTGAAGTAGGAGAACATTTCCCTGCTGGCACTAACGTAGCAGTAATTGTAGAGGATGATACATACTATCTTGATGCTTTAAGTGGCGCAGTCGATTTAACTAATTATTACACTAAGACTGAAACCGATCAGCAAATTACTACCAAGATTGGTAGTCTTGATAAGGCTGATAGTGCTGTTGCTAATCAATTTGTAACCGTTGTTTCTCAGACTGATGGTATTATTAGTGTAACTCGTGCTGCTATTACTGAGGCGGCAATTCCTACTTTAAGCCAATCTAAAATTTCTGGTCTTGAAACTGCTCTGTCCGCAAAGATAGATGCTTCTGCTGTGAGTCAGATTGGTAAGACTGGTAATATTAATGATGCTACTCAAATAGAGGGAGACTATTTAATTATTAATTGTGGGACTTCTTCTGATGTAATTTGATATTGAATTAAATAGAGAGAAGGTTTTTCCTTCTCTCTATTTAATAAAAGGAGATTTTATGGCTACTAAAAAATTAGATAGTAGAATTCAAAATAAATATGATACAGAACAAAATTGGACTACTAATAATCCTGTATTATTAAATGGAGAGTTAATTATTGTTTCCAAAGAAGATGGAACTATTGGATTTAAAGTTGGGGATGGGGTAAAGAAATATAGCGAATTATCTTGGGCCACTTCTACAAAAAATATATCTACTGAAAATAGCGAAGGAACTTCATTAAGTTTGTCTGATTATTTGAGCAGAATGCCTCAAAATGATTTTAGTCAGATGAAGTCTTTCAAAGAGTTAAGCATAACTGATCTAAATAATGTTATAACGCCAGGTACTTATGTAGGGGCTTATTTTCCAGATATCGGGTATAATACTCCAATTCAAAATGTTCCTTCGATGATTTCGGGGGGTGATTCAGGTTCTGAAAATTATTTATTTAAATTAAATGTTTATTATTATAAAACTCTTTTAGAGGGCAGTTCTTTTTATTTATATATACAAGAGTATCAAAATTTATTAAGTACTGATTTAGGACAGAATCCAATTTATAAATTTTATAGATCAGGTTATGGGCAAGATACTATTACATGGGGTGAATGGGATTTTACTTCGGATAAAAACGTTTTTACTAAACAAAATGATAAATATATTCCATTAGCCAATTATTTAGAAGCTGTATTAATTTCTTTTCAAAAAGAAATTGAGGGAACGGACGGGCAGGTAATTGTAAAAGAAGGGACTATTCCTGGGGAAGTAAAAGCTATTGACGCTCCTTGGCTACCTATTGCTGGTGGGACTTATGAAAATATGGCTACGCCTTTTGTGTTAAATATGACTGATAATAATACAAGTGGCAGGACTTATCAAGCAGTTTTAGGATTTGTTAATGATGCTAATAAATACTCTTCTTTTGCGTTAGGGACGCAAAATTCATCTGGTTTATCACAAATCTCGGGGCAGTCACAAATTGAAACCAATAAGTTTGTTAAAGTAGATTTATTAGCTCGAGATGGTGGTCACGAAACTGTATTAAGAGTATTAACTACCGGAGGTACAGGAAAAATAATGGTTTCTGATCCTATTGAGCCTTTTGGCTCAGATGGTAGTGTTAGAATTCAGTCTCAATCTGGTGATTATTGTATTCAAGTTCAGAATGAAGGTATTAGTTTAGAAACTAATGGGGTAGTATTAGGTATAAACGAGTCACAATTAATTATTGCTGACGGTGCTACTAATGCTTATAATATTAATGGTAGTGCAAATGGCTTGGAAATTACAGGGTTAAAAGAACCAAAAGAATATAATCAACCAGCTACTAAACAATATGTAGATAATTTGATAGGCTCGGGTGGTAGTAATTATTCAAAAAGTAAGACAAGTAGTTTCAATGCGATACCTATTTTGGCCTCAGGTAATCCAAGTGGCTATCAATATTATATAGATGAGACTGTATCAGGCATGACAAGTAGTATTAATCCTTTAGTATTTCCTAATTGGTCAACTTTATCAGATATGACAACATATCAGGATGATTGGAATAAAATTACTGCAATAGAATCAAAAGATAATGTATTAAGATTTTATTTTGCTGATGGTTCTACTTTAGTAAATATAAAATATATAGTATATTATTAAGAAGGAGAGATATGAATGAGTTTAATTAAGGACCCTTCCGGCTCTTTTTATTTAGAGAGCGATCAATTTAATGTTGATTACGAGGAAAATTCTATTAAATTCGTGGGCGAATCAGGAGAAGGTGCGACATATACGGCAGGAGAAGGTATAACTATTTCTGGAAATACTATTTCTGTCGACCAAGAAAAAATTCCTACAAATACAAGCATGAGAGAAGCTATAAGTAAATGTTTATCTCTTGACGGTGGTATTATGAATGCTGATGCTAATATTCAAGCTACTGATGAGATTATAATTACTTCAACTTCTGGAAATAACACTTGTAGTTTAGGGGTGACTGCATCGGGTGCTGAAATTATTAATACTAATGATGGTGTTACTTCCAGTGTAAGAGCTACATCAGGTGGCATTGAACTTAAAGCTAATGATACTACTATTTCTTTAACTTCTGAGAATATAGATTTAAATGGAGCTAACTTAAATCATGTAGGTAGTATTAGCGGTAATACTACTGAAATCGCTGTAGAGACCGATGTGGATTTAAATAATCATAAAATTACTAATTTAGGTGCTCCTACTGAAGCTAATGATGCAATGAACAAAGCAACGGCTGATACTACTTATGCTACTAAGGCTGAAATTGCTAATTTTATTACCAATGATGAATTTCCTACTGCTGCTACTACCAGTGTTGCAGGGATTGTAAAACAAGCCGCCGCTGTTACAGACGCTTCAGATAATGCAGTTACTACGATCAATGAATTATTAGTTAGTCTACGGAATGCGGGTATTCTTGCCTCCAGTTAATAATGAGGGATATAAATGTTTGTTGCTAAATGTGGTGGAATTAAATTAAATGAAGATATCTTTAAAGAGATAAATGGAGTTATTACTTTATCTACTGAATCAGAAGTTCATGATCCTGTGACAAGTTGCGGGCAATTATGGGACTCTAATATTTTTAGCGTAGGCAAAGTTGAAGATAGATATATAATTAGTATGGCTACCAGACATGAAGAGATACCTCTTGGTAGTTTAATAAAAGCAAATTGTTCTATTCTTTGTGATGGGCATTATTTCTCTGTGGATGAAAAAGGCGTATTAAATTTTACAGAGAGATATCTTTTAGAAGTGTTGGTATCAGATGTATATGGGAATATTGTTCCCGGATGTAAAATTACTGTTACTAAAGGAGAAGAACAAATAGAATCTTTTGTTGAAACAGATAATATATTTCCTCTTGATGAAATTGATGGAGAATATGTTGTTAATGTGAGTGCTCCTGGTTATGTGGCGCAAGAGATTAATGTAACAGCAAATGAAGATCAAATACTTACAGTAACATTAGCAAAAGAATAAAAAAAGACAGAGATTAATTTCTCTGTCTTTTTTTTTACTTTTTAATATGTGATTATATTTATTAAAAAACAAATTCATTGTTGTTAAAGAATCCATATAATAAATAATAGAAAAATATCATATATTCTATAATTGCATCTGGGTCTTCGTTGATATCTGTAACTTCAAAACAGAAGCACTCTTCTCCTGATATTGCATCAATTAGTTCTATTGATAATATATTTTGAGGTTCATTATAATGAAAAGTAGGATATATCATATTTTATCTGTGGTTCCAAACCCTCCACGATTTTTATCATATAATTCTTCAACTTCTGTTAATTTAATATTAGACATTTTAGGCATTATTCTAAATTGACAAATTCTTTCATTGCATTTAATAACTGCTTCGCGTGTAGCATAAATAGGTAATCTCCAAACATCATTAGGTCCACAAAATGATTCATCAATTATTGCCATTGAATTGACTTGAAGAAAACCCCAATTACGGAAAGAAGAAGAACGTGGAACAATATGAGCTTCATATCCTTTAGGCAATTTCATAGAAACACCTAAATCTATTGAATAATATTTTCCAGGATAAAGATTGTAAGTTTTGGCGGCTCTTAAATCTATCCAATCTCCCTGTTCAATTTTAGAGATTTTTTGTACATTATCATAATGATATTTTATTTTTATTTCTTTCATTCCACTACGCCAACTTCAAATAGATATGGATTATCATAATCATGTGCGATATTATTAACAATATAAGATTTGTTATCAACTATTAATTCATGACCTATACTTGGAATATATGGCATTTTACGGAAAATATAGCTTTTAAGCCATTTTTCTTTAATCAGATCACCATAATTGAGAAAAACTCGGATTCTATAAACAGGCTGTTCTTTTTCTATTTTTTCCGTTTTTATCTCATGTTCTTCCGAATCTTTTGCTTCCATTGTTACTTTTTTTATTTTATTGATGTGATATATTTCTCCATTTGTATATAAATATCCGTTTAAGAAATTAGTTCCCATTTAATATGTCATCTCCAATGCTATTTCTTCACATTTTGTTCCTGCATAATCAGGCTCTAATGTATAATAAATATCGCTAAAATGATTTTTAAGAACAATATCCAATGTTTCACAAGCAGAATCATATTGATTTTTAATAAGATTTGCTTGTTCTATAATATCTTCTATATAACATTCATCAACATCAATATCTAATACATGATAATGACTTGATGTTTCTTTAATTATTGCTTTCAATGATTTTAATTTTCTCCTTTTTTAATAACATTAATATTTCGTATAACCATGTATTTCTTTCATAATTTTCTTGAATTTCTAAAATAGAATTTAAGATATTTTTATTACTGATTAAAATTAATTGTTCTTTTGCTCTTGATAAAGCCACATATAATAAATTTCTGGATAATATTTTTTTATGCTCAGATTGAATAATGGTGATAATAGCTTTAGCAGAAGCGCCTTGTACTTTATGAATAGATATAGCATAAGCTAATAAGATATGATTTAAGTTTTCTTTTTTTATCAAAGCTAAACCATTATTAAATTCAATTACCAATGAGTATTGATTTTGATTGTCGCATCTTATTTCTCTAACGTATCCAATATCTCCATTCATACAAGGCTTATCAATATAATATTCTATCTCATTTTCATCATATTTGATATATGGGATAAAATAATTATTTTTTGTATTAATTACTTTGTCTCCAATTTTGAAATATATATCTTCATTTTTAGACAATGATCGGCAACATTTAGAAGTGATATTATTATTATATTTTTGTTGAATTGTTTGATTAATTTTGTAAGTTCCTAATGGACCAATATTGAAAGGAAGTAAAATTAATATATCTTTATATGTATATCCTTTTTCTATTAATCTATCATATTGTTCAATTAGTGCGGAAATTTGTTCATTATAATTTTGATTTTCAATATATACAAAGTCATTGTATTGTTCATTAATATGGTTAATATTTCCTTGTCTAACGTCAGTAGATATAGTGGCGATACCGCCAATCCCATATCTAAAAACTTTTGTTAATGTAACATTAGGGATAATATTAGCATTTAACATATCTTGTAAAACATTACCGCAGCTTATAGATGCTAATTGAGCATTATCACAAATAAAAATTAAATTGGAATCAGACGGAATAGTTCTTAGTAGATCAGCCAATAAATTGACACCGACCATTGAAAATTCGTCTATAATATAATAATTGGTTGGTTCTTTTTCTTTAGCTAAATACATGTGTATTGTAGAACTTTCTCGACTTGTAGCTTCTTTTAGACGTGTAGAAGCGATACCAGTAGGAGCTAATAAAGTATAAGAAAAATTATAATATTCTAACATACGGACAATAGCTTTTGTTGTTTGGCTTTTCCCTGTTCCTGCTGGGCCATTTAACATAACCACTTTATTTCCGCTTGCTATAAGCTTTAAAAAATTGCACTGTTCTTCTGTATATTCAAAATCTTCTTTTTTATTTTTTTTGAATTGATCCCAATCTATACAAATATTATTGAAAGAATTAGTTCCAGTTATTCTATTAACAATATTGTCCGCAATATAAATTTCATTCATCCATGTCGTTATTTTAGAAACATATAAAGTTTCTTTGTTATAATAAATTTTTGTATTATTTATAATAACTTCTTTAGCATAATGATATGATTGAGGAACAAGCTCTCTTAAAACAGAAAGTAATAATGGAATTTTAATTTTAGTGTCTCCATTATCTTCATTTTGTCTAAGAATTTCTAATACTCCATATTCGCATCTATGAAAGCTATCTTTAAAAGCAGGAATAAGATTTAATATCATACGATCTGCTTTTGAAAAAGAATAATTTAATAAATCAATATAAATATAATAAGGATTTTTTTTGAATTCTTCTTCAAAAATTGGAATAGATTCATATTTTTTAATAATTGTATTAATATCATGCTTTGTTTTAATTCCATATTTATTTAGAACAGGAAAGAAAATAATACTAATACAATCTTTTTTTATTTTTTCAATATATGAATTTAATCGTTTTTCACCCACATTGTAAATTTTTTTATAATCAATATCAGAAATTTGATTATTTAATATTTTTTCAATAAAATTAGGATAAGATTTATTAATATTCTTTGCTTGTGATGGCTCCATAAATCTGCATAAAATTTCTAATTCATATTTAGATTCAACATGAATATTGTCTGTAATAGCAATTCCATCATACATAAGCATTAAATAAGAATTTGGATATTTACTATTTTCTACTTTTTGTATTACTAAATGAGCTTTTTGATTAAGAATCAAAGACCCAAGATTTTCTCCAGATAAAGTAAAACTATTATATTCAGACAATTCCATTTCTTCAGAAGAATCTATATATTTACAAGACAATACTTTATAATCATTATCTATATTTTCATACAGAATTTTTTGTGGAATACAATGTACTTTAAGCATATTTTTCCTCTTTTCTTATTCTGATTATAATATAAAAGTTTTCTATGATCTTGTCAAGAGGAAAATTGCACTCTTTTAATTATTTTTATTATATTCTTTTAATTTATTTAATGTGGCTGGGTCTGTAAGAATATCTTGTAAATTACATTTAAGAGCATTACAAATTTTTAATAGTGTTATTAGTTTTGCCCCATTAATATCTCGCACCCCTCTTTCATAATCTTGTAAAACACGTACAGAAATTTCAGCTTTTGATGCAAGCTGTGATTGCGACATATTAGTTGCCAATCGAGTATTACGTAATTTTTCATTTTTATATATTATTTTCACATTAATATCCATATATTAATCTCCTTGACATTTTTGTATTTTATCGGTTATAATAAAGATAGCGGGCGGGGAAACCCGCTACCATAGTTATTAGAACTGTTTGTTCTTTTTATTTGGCTTTATACTGATTGTGATACGTTCCACTGATTCACTCTCCAAAGCCTTTTTAAGAAGTTCAAGCAGTTCTTTTATTTGCTCTTCGGTCAATCTTCGCACCCCCTTTTCCGGTGGTGTTATCTTTTCCTTTCGTTTTACTCGGCTTCCCCTTGCCTGTGATTTTATTATACGACAAATGACGTATAAAGTCAATAGTTTTTTAGAAAAAAATAAACAGAGAGCCATTTATAATAACTCTCTGTTTATAATATTTTATTTTTCAATTATTTGTTTATCACTTTGAGTAATAATTTCTCCGGTTTTATCATTGATAGAACAAATTTTTTTTACTTTTTTGTTATAAATTGAGTTTTTGTAAGTTTTTATGCGAAAATCATTTAATCCTATACGGTATCCAGTTAAAATTAAAGTTGTTCCTCTTCTAAACCAAGAAATTTCTATTATATTTTTTCCTTTATCACCATTTGTGTCACTAATTTGAGCTTTATAATAAGCATAATCATTTTTATCAAACTTGCATTGGATTACTTTGTTATTAATATCAAGAATAGTAACTAAATGATGATTGTCAATTTTATCAATAACTGTTCCAGCAATTTGATATAATTCATATTTCTTCCATTCTTTTTTTCCGTATTTTTCGGTATAAAATACGGGAGACAAAGGAATATCATCAAATAAAGAAATATTATATTTTTGTCTATTGATGTTTAATAATTCGTGTTGATTAGAATAAAATCCACATGATTCAATAGACCAATGATTAGGGTCTTTATTATCTAACATATTTGAATAATAATATATATATGTTTTATTTTTATATTCTTGTATAAAAGAAGGATTGGAAATATAATTTTTCAAAGACTGTATTTGAGAAGAAATTGCTTTCTCTAAAGATTTGTCAACTATTAAAGTTAAATCATCTTTTTGTAACCAATCTATATTTTCTTTCATCTTTAATTTACAATGTTTTTCAAAGTATTTTAGAGCTTTATTATCTAACCAATATAATTTCTTTGTCTTAAAATTAGGATGCTGTCCATATAAAAATTGCTTATTAATTACATATTTTTTGAAATAATAAGGCTCGATAATATTTTTCGGTATATTGCATTTAATTCTTAATATTTCTGGAAGATTAGACATTGTTAATGTATCTTTAATAGGAGTAGATAATATAACATATTGTTTCATTATTATTGTTCGGTCTGAATTAAATTCATCAAAACAACCTGCTTTAATTAATTGAATGAATTTGCTATGTGTAATTAAACTACCATCATAACAATTTTTTTCATAAAAGTCTTTGAATGAATTATAAGGTCTATTTTCAATAATTTGTTGACAAATGTTGATATTAATTCCAGAAATTCCTATAAGGCCAAAATATATTATGTCTTTTTCTTCCGAGGGAACATAATCTATATCAGAATTATTAATAGAAGGAGGTAATACATTTATACCAGATTGTTTCATCTTATATATGGCTTTTGAAATTTCTGCATAATTAGTATTACCAATTTTTTGTGTGCCATCTTCATTGTCTTTAAGTCCCATAGATTCAACAGAAAGACAACCACAATTCCAATAAACTTTGGGATAAAAATAATTTAGATTAAGTTCTTGAAGAGCTACAATAGAATAGCTATATGAATGTAATTGAGAAACCTTAATGTTAGCTACATATTTCTATGTAGAGCAGACTATATCTTTACCCATCTATAAGATTAGGGTAGTTTGCGCTCAAACGGTAGTCAATTTCCGTTCACTTAGTCGTTGCACTTTTTATAAGAAGTTAATCTTTCTTTAGCGATATCAAAATATTGTTTATCAAGTTCAATTCCAATAAAATTCCTATTTGTGTTGATACAGGCTATGCCTGTGGAGCCAGAACCCATGCAATTATCAAGGACTAACATTTCTTCGTTCGTATAAGTTTTAATAAAATACTCAAGCAAAGTGACGGGTTTTTGAGTAGGATGTAAATGACAAGTTTGTTTGTCAGAAGCAAAAGTGATAATACTTCTTGGGTATCTGTCTGTTTCTCCTCCGCCTGATATTTCTTGTTTCATATATCCATATAGTTCTGTATTATTTTGAGTTTTAATATATTTAGTATATGAATGAATGGGTTTATGGCCGGTTGTTTTTTGTGGATTATAAATTGGCAATTTTTTATAAAACACAAGAATATTTTCATGTGCTTTCATCGGCATTTTCTTTGCATTAAGATGACCTGTTGCCTGTGTTTTTTCCCAAATCCATTCATATTTAAGCATAGATAAATTAGATGATCCAAGAACTTTATCAAAAGGAGTTTGAGCAAATAAAAGAATTGGGGCATTATCTTTGATTATTCTATTATATTGATTCCACATAGCAAATAAATCAATAGGAGTATCCCATTTACATTTAGTTATACCATAAGGTAGATCACATAGAATTAAATCAATAGATTTATTTGGAATTGATTTCATTACTTCTAAACAATCGCCGTTATATAATTGCATATTAAAACTTCTTATAACTTAGCACAGAATCACCTTGCTGTTTTCAGTTTAGGCTTTTTCTGTTAGCATGAATATAATTCACACACCTGTTGACCAAACAGTTCACAAACTCCACTCATAATATTACTACTATGAGGCGCTTAATTGAATAACCATGCCACAAGGTTTAGGTTAAACAATCTTTTACGAATATCCCATACTTGCTGCAAATACTACATTCCATATATAATCTAAAAATACTTCTCTTGTTCCAATTTTTCGTCCATATTCAAAAAATTGTTGTTTAGCTTCAGCTTGGAGTTTTTCATCTTTTTTAGCGATAGATTTTCTTAATTTATTTGCTTCTTTTAAGCTATATCCAGATACTTCTGGGTCCATACTTAGACGCATAATTTTTTCTTGACTATCTGCTAATCCATAAGCATCGCCTAAATACTTCCAAAGAATTTCGCGCTCTTTATCATTCAATCCAAAATTTTTAGTATCTTCTATCCATTCTTGATGATTATTTTTATATTTAATATAAGAATCAATAGGTGTAATAGAACTATTTTCAGGTTGTAATCTTAATAAACTATTGGCCGCTGATAAATCCATTACTGATTTAGGTTTTGTAGCTTCCAGAGCTTTAACTGAAATAGGAGTGTCAAATTGAAATACTGAATAAATTGTAGGAATAATTTTCCACATTTCAGGATTATCATAATTTAATACGTCAGGATGTATCCAATTATAATAAGTTTCTTTCAAATTTTTCCCCGGTTTTATTTTATTGTATTTAACCAAATAATCTAAAGTTTTATGAATTTTATCAGTGCATGTAGTAGTTAGCATATCAAATTTAACGCAACCTACTTGTTCTGCATCAATTAAATCATATCCAGTAATTAAAGTTCCATCTGGTGATCTCATAGCGGATAGAAAATTGGTATAAGGTTCGTTACATATAATTATACCCGCAGCATGAATCCCTCTATTAGTTACAAGTCCTTCAATTCCTAAGCAAGTTTCTTGCAACTTAGGATATTTTTTCATCTCAGAGACTAATTCATATACTGGTTTGATTCCTTTTTCTTTATTACCAAATAAACAATCTTTTAATTTAGCAACTTTACCACGATCTACGGGAATCAAAGATTTTAAGTAACCTGCGATATCATTATTAATATCTAATCCTTTGCAGGCTTTTTGTATAGCAGTTTTAGAAGAAATTTTTGAAAAAGTTATAATATTTAATACTTTATCTTCTCCAAAATATTCTTTAATTTTTGCTATAATTGTTTTCTTTTTAGAGGCTTCTGAATCATTATCAATCATTGTGTTAGCTCATAGTTATGATTTTCTATGAGATCAGACTATATCTTCATCTCTATAAGAATAGAGAGGATGGCGCTGGACAATAGGAATTTCACCATAATGCCACTTAGTCGTTGCACCTTGCCTTTTGGCCTTGGCACAGTGTTGTCATAACCCGATTCAGTAGGCCAAGATTTTCACTGTTAGCATCTTTTTAGACACACCCCGCAAGTACGGGTTCACCATCTTGTTTTCTATATGTCACCATATAGCCAGACTATGTTGTTAATCTGGAAGCTCTGTTCCACGTTCGACACTTAAAAACCTCCAGAAAGGAAAGTAGTTTCCTAATGGAACAGGGTCAATTTGAGTAACTTCTAAAAGATAATTAGTTAATGACGCAGCACTACTACCACGAGCGGGCATAGCCAAACTATTTGATTCCCATATAAGATCAATAATTTTTGACATAGAAGAAAAATAAGAAGGAATAGAAGTATTCAGTTGTTCACTAATCAATCTAAATTGTTCAAATTCTTCATTAAGTCGAGCAATATATAATTGTAAATCTTTTCCTTTATCTACTATTTTAGATTTTAATCCTTGTTCCACTTGATAAAAAAAATATTCTTCCCATTTGTTATTGTTTTTATTAAGAGCATAATAAGCAAAATCAGGATAATTTTTATAATATTCTTTGAACCAATGCTGAATAGTAAATGAATCTGGGATTTTTTCTTTTGGAATTTGAGGAATAATTGGATCATGATTAAAATTATATCCTTTTATTCTATTACAAATTTCTAAAGACCATTCAAACATTTGTTCTATTTGTTCATCTGTAAAATCTATACACAAATGTTCTCGAAGATCATCAGGAGACATAAGATAAGTTGTTGCATAAAATTCATCAACTTCTCTATCTCCTTCTTGAGAATTTAAATAAATTTTATGAATAAAAGCATCTTCTTTTTTAAGATAATGTGAATCGGAACTCGGAATAATTTTTATTCCTGTAAATTCATGACCTTTCCACATTAATCTATTGACTTTACTTTGATCGCAATTTGCATCTTTAGGAGGTTGAATTTCAAGATAAATATTATCTCTCCCAAAAATATTTATAAATTTGTTTAATTCTCCATTTTCTCCAAATGCTTTTTCCCATTTATTGTCCAATAATAATCTGCTAATTATTCCGCCCAAGCAAGCTGTCGAAGCAATAACATGTCCTTGATTGGGTTTAATAATTTCTTCTAAATCTGAATAATATGTAGGACAACGATATATTCTTCTTTGTTTCCAACTTCTTTTCCAAGCTCTTGTAGAAAGTTCTCGAAGTTGTTTATGTCCATCATTATCTAAAGCTAATAAAATAAAATGACAGTACGGATATGTATTATGATGTTCTTTATTTATCTCATCCCATTCTTCAGGAACAAGATAAATTTCATTGCCTAATCCTAATGTAAAAGAACGATCTTTTCCCATAGAATTATAATAATTAAGTGCTTGAATATGTCCACTTAATGATTCATGATCTGTTAAAGCTATTCCAGGCAATCCTAAATCATAAGCTCTCTGAATTAAATCGGGTACACGACAAATTGTATCTGGAAAACCAAGCCCTGCATTAGAGCCAATATCCGAATGATTGTGAATACTAAAGTAGCTCATAAGTTTTAACTCCCATATGTTCCATTATACTTCTTTCTTTATCATTTAATTTATCATTCTCCCATTGTCTTTCTACAACAAAGACTAAATCTTTATAATAACCATAAGATTTCAAATATAAAATCTTTTCTTTCTTTTTTATTTCTGTAATCAATAAGGTATATTTCATTTTTATATATTACCAATTACACGCCCAATTATTATTATCGTATAATGTTGAATTTTTTGTTGTGGGTACGATTTCCCATTCTTCAATAATAGCTTGCGGATATTTATTACCATTCCATTCATTAATAGATAAAGTGATAATAGCTTCGATTTTACAATCTTCTTTTTCTATTAGTTCTACATCTTCTTTTTTAGCTCTAAATTTAATAATATTTGTGCCATTTACATTAAATTTAATTGTTGTTGTTCTATTGGTGTAAATATTATAACTGTCATTTGAAAAAGTAATATAAAACTTTGGCTTTGTTATTTTAGCTGCTTCGCTACTATTCCACAAATCTTTATTATTCTCTATTATTTGGCATAAAGATTGAGTGATTTGTTTAGCTTCAATAATAGCAGACACATTCTTTTTTATAGAAAAAGTTTGATGATTGAACCATTCAACTAAATCATTCAATTTATTTTTTTCTAATTCAATTCCACATGCTTGCAAATGTCCTTGGCATAAAGCTAAACCAGTATCATTAATTTTATTAGCAATGTCTATTGGTGATCTTAAAGAACCCATATATTTATCTTGTGTTTCTCTAATAACTAAAGTGGTTTTATGATTTGTACCTGCAATTTTATTAGCAATTAATCCATTATAAACAGTTTCTTCATTAAAAGCAAAACCAATAATTACATTATCATATTTTTCTAAATTAGAGTTTAATTCTTTTGTCAAAGTATTCACAATTTTTCTTTGATTTTTGTGACAAAATTCACAAATTTCCAATCCTTGAGAAATTGGTTTTTCCCCCACAAAACAATAAAAAAAATTATTTTTATCTTCTAACGTCCCAGCTCTAAATACAGAATTAATTTTAGGAGAAACAGTCCAAGCTATATTATATGGGCTTATATTTCCAAAAGAATAAGAGTTAATCATTGCTTTTATCATTGGATTTGTTATATTATTAATTCCATATTGGAATAAAGCATGATTTTCTAAAGATGCCATATTGCACATATCAGTAACTAAACTAATAGCTACCATATCATAATATTGATTTTTAATATCAATATTCATCTGTTGGCAATATGCTTGTACAAATTTAAATGTTACTCCACATCCAGATAAAGCGGTATTTAAATTTTCACTTCTATGATGATTAATTACTATGGCGTTAGAATTTAATTTTTCAATTTCATGGTGATCTAATATAATAACATCAATACCATATTCTTTAAGTAAATTAACTTGATTAACATCGTTAGATGCAGAATCAGGACAAAATAAAAGATTAATATCACTTTGAACAACTTGCATAATAATATCTTCTTGTTCATTTTGAACTAATCCATGTTGTTTTCCAATATGATTGTAAATAACAATATTTTTTACATCTAAATACTCTTTAAAAAAAGAATATAAAAGTGCAGATGATAAAATACCGTCAGCATCAGAATCAATAAGAATACCAATTTTTTCTTTTCTTTTAATAGCATTCTGCAATCTTTTTATTGCTTTATTCATATCTATATATTGTAATGGATTGTCTACACAATTTAAATCGGCATTTAAATATGTTTCTACATCATCCACTCCACAAGATTTAAGATAATCTTCTAAAAAATTGTTTGTTATTTTTGGTAATAATGTTTGTATTTCCATAATAATCTCCTTATAGATTTTTATAATAAAAGAACAATTTATTCTTTTATTTTTTCATAACACCAACTGCCAGGGCCATTTTCAGTAGAATAATATATATTTTTTATTCCCATTTTTTTTATTAAACCCATACATGCAGGACAGGGCCTGGCTATGCCATTTGATTCATCGCGCTTACTACGAACAATAAATAAATGTATTTTATTATAATTTTCTATATTTTGTTCTATTGAAAGAAGTGCGTCAATTTCTGCATGTAAAGTATTTCTGCTTATAGAATCATTAGGATTATATCCTCTTAATTCATTGTATTTTTTCTGCAAAGGATTTGTTTTATTTTCATAATTATGTCCTACACTAATAATTTTATTTTTATATACCACTACACATCCTACGCGAGTTTTTTTATTGTCACTTAATAAAGAAACTTTTTTTGCGCATCGTAAGTATTTTTTTATTTTTTTTTCAGATAATATAGTATTTTCATTCACAATTCTTTCTCCTTATATTTATTGCTATTTACATTGTAACAAATTTTTGCTTTAAATTCAATTAGCAAGTCATACAATTTTAAATAAAAATAAGAGGGTAAATATGCCCTCTTATTTTTATTTAAAATTAAATTAAATTCTTTCTACCAAGAACAGCAATTACTTCATCTCGTTTCATTGGCCGTTCTGGACTGGTGCCATCTACAATACCATTTTTTGTAGCTTTTGCCCAATGACCTTCATTTTTAGACCAAGCAGGTTCAGCTAATGTTTTAGCATGAAGTTCTGCTTTTTGCATAAGCTGATATGCTTGCTCATTAGTCATTTCAGAAATTAATTTTGCAACATCCATTTCTTCTTCTCCTTCCAGTCGCCGATTTACTTCAGCAGCAATCTCTCCGTGCCGATTGTATAGATAATCCCCCGGGCAAGCTTTAGCGGCGAACCACCGGTGAACCGTCATATTTTGCTTGTCCACCTGGCCGATCAAGGATTTATCCCCTTTCCACAGCAGTTTCTTGATCCCATTTCTCCGGCAGATATCTGTCAATAGGTCCAGCAATGCGGCATAGGCTTTACTTGATACCGGCCAATCTGGAGCACCACCATTATTGGCCACCTCAATAGTGATAGCGCGATTATCATTAGAGGCGCTGGAAGTGCACCAAGAACGATTTGCTTCATCTACATATAAGGCAATCCGTCCGTCGCTTCCAATGCCGTAGTTACTACTGGCTTTACGAGATGGATTTGCAAATAAAGCTCCACAAGTTTCTACACTGGCATTACCTGCCATACAGTGAATTGAAATAGTATCAATCGCATGATTGCGTTTTCCAGAATGATTAGGAGAAAGTTTAGTGTAAGTGACAAGAGGACTATTACTCATTTTCATCTTCCCCTTTTCCATTATTTATTTCTTCAAGCATGGTTTCTGGAACATCATCTTCTGAATATATGACAGGGAAAGATTTATTTTCGTCTTTCATAAAAATCCCTTCTTACTTGAAAAGATCAGCTAATGTTTTTGTATTAGATAGCATATAGGAACGCTGAATATCATTCCACTCGTCCATTTCCTTTTCCCAGCCGGTCCAGCCCTGCTGCTGTGCATACATGCGGGAGGCAATGTCTACATCTACGCCCTCTTTCTCGCTGATAGCCTTGATTGCCATGCGATTCGCATAAAAACGATTTTTCTTGTTCATAATACTTATTCCTTTCATAAATTATATTATTATATATGGAGTATTACTCCATTTTTATTTAATTATAATACTTCTTGATTGTCATAAAGCGTTTTATATTCATTTAATGTAAAGTCAAAAGGAGAGCATTTATAAGCGTTTTCAAGCCCAATATTATTATAAATAACAGAAACTTTGGCATAACCCTTAAATAGTTTACCTAATGAAAAAATTTTCTTTTCAAAGGCTTCATATTCTTTATCGCCTATGTTATGAAAATCACTATCTAAGGCTAAAATAACTTTATTTACTCCCATTTTTACAAGTTGGTTTCTTCTGTGCAATCCTAATTGTGATCCATATAAAGCTAAAACATTACTATTAGTATTAAACCAAGTATCGGCTTTTAAGACGCTTTTTTCTCCTTCTACTAATATTACTTCTTTCTTTTTTTTTATCGCAGGCCAATTATAATATATGCCATAAAATTCATTGTTGGTATTAAATTTATAACACTTATTGTTGAATAAAATTAAAGGAATATACTTAGCATAATTTATTCGATCTGGATGTAAATTTCGACATCTTATACCAATTAAATTTCCATCTTTATTTCTACAAGGAATAATAATTTGATTAGTATAATCATAATATCGTATTTCATATTTTATCATTGATTGAATACTAATACCTTCATTTATCCATCCTTCATAATACGAATTAGAAAAATTCAAAAGGATAGAATCATCATATTCTTGAAAAATAGATTCATTATTTTTAAATCTTATAAATTTTTCTAAATTTGATTGCCAATTACAAACATTAGGTTTATTAATTCTTTGGACAGATTTACTTTGAATATTAGTACATTCTAAAATAAAATTAATAGCATCTAAAAAATTACTTTTTTTATTCAATAAATTTAATCGAACTTGACAAAGAGAAATAATATCATAAGTTCGACCAGAAGTATACCCCACATAAATTTTGTTGTCTTTATAAAAAACTAATTTTCCTGGGCTACCTTTATAAGCATCTTTGTTTTTATCACCAGTCCAATAATTGATGGTAGTTTCTGTTTCATTAAAAACTGGTATATTAAGATAGTTTAATATTTTTTTATGATCTTCTATTGTAAGTTTAGATTTGAGTATTTTAACATTGATTTGCTCATTCAAATTAAATACTCCTTATTATTATTTTACAAATTTATCTGTAAAATAACTAATTTCTTTCGCTAATTCATTAATTTCTCCATAGTTATTTTGAGAATCAAAAGAAATTCTAATAGTACAAGCTGCTTCTTCATCTGTTAAGCCATAAAAATTCAATACTCTATAATCAGATTCTTCAGCACAAGCAGAATGTCCAGGACTAATATAAATTGCTTTGGTAGATAAATAATTGGTTAAAGCATCTGCGTTTATCCCAGGAAGATAAATTGCATTGATAGCAGCAATTTTATTTGTATTTTCTCCTATAATTTTATATTCTATATTTTTTCTATTAAAAACTGTTTTTAATGATTTTAATAAATCTTCGCTGTAAATATAAGTATAATCATCTTTTGTCAATGCTTCTGTCATAGCAAAAATCCCATTAACATTAGGAGTTCCTGGCACAAAACCATATTCATTATTACCACAAATATTACCACCTAAATATTTTTGTAAACGGTCACTAATCCACATAAACCCGGTTCCTTGAGGTCCATTGAATTTATGTCCACTTGCAATAATTGCATCATAACATTCTTCTGCATTATCAGGTAATACCATATGATGAATAGCAGCCGTATAATCCGCAATGACAAAAGTATTTTCCATTTTACGAACTAAAGGTTTTTTGATACCGGTAATATTATTTACTAATGTTTGTGTTTGAAATACATAGGAAGTACATATTGGATTATCATATTGATAAAAAGATTCATGTTCATCACCAAAAATAAATACTCCGTTTCCAATAACTTTAGGATGATTAAACAATCTATTAGCTAAATCCGTTGAGCTATATCCAAAAATTACAATACCTTCATTTACATGAATATATTTTTTAATAATTTCTCTACATCTGTCCATTTCTTTTTGAGCTTTAATTCCTAAAGCATGATTAGCATGAGGATTTTTGAAAAAATCTTTCACGGAGACATAATAACGAGATGTAGCAGCACTATCAAGATAAATCATTTTTTAATATACCTCCTGCATTGCGTTTTATTTTGTTTGCTATTTTTTAATTAGTATATCTTATTTTTATTAGAAAGTCAATATTGAAAGCAGTATTTTTCTAAAAAGAAAAAAACAGGGAAGGAATTTCCCTCCCTGTTGGATAACTTCGTTCGGTCAGTTTTTATTTTACCGACGAGTCAGAACCGTCACTCGTCTCATGCAGAAGTTATCGTTCCAGTCGTCATTGAATAGTAACGACAAGCAGTTTTCGCATGCTTAGGCTTGAATATAAAGCTCTAATTTATATAGCGCCATCCAGCATCCAGCGCCACTCTCTGTTGGGTTTTTAATATTATATTATATTTTTTATAATTTGTCAATATTTTTTGCTTTATGAATTAAAAACTTCAATTCGTAAAATAGATTTTTTTGTGTTCAAATAGAAAAAGAGGACCTGGTTTAATGCCAGGTCCCCAGTAAAAGAACTGATATTCGATCAGTTCTTAGCTGCATCGCTTGTTTCGTCCGGATATAGCTCATTCTTCATCAGAGCATAAATATTGTTTATATTAGGAAATACAAGTTTGTATCCACGGTCATGTAATGAAAGAACTTCTTTGGCATTGGAAATGATAGACGCTGATAAAGTGCTATGTATGTTTACACCCAAACCGTTGATTGTATGTTCATGGTCAACATACTTCTCTATTATTGGGAACATATTTTGAATCAAAAAAGCGTTGTCCTGTCCACCGAAATTTCCTATAACAATGGTATTACATTTGCCGTATTTTGCAATCTTTTGTTGAATAATTGCTTGATATTTTGCAATTTTCGTGCTTTGGGGTACAGCCCAATAAATGCCTTTTGTTTTGGTGTCCTCAAAGAAAAAGAAATGAGGCCTGTAATTATTTCCTTCTTTATTGACCATCAATTTACTATCATTCACTAAGGAAAAGAAAGAATCCTTAATATGATACGACTTCCCAACACTAACGCTCATTCTTTACATCCTCTTTTTGTAAAAGTCCCCCACCCGAAATGAGTGGGGGACAAAATTTACGCACCGAATAATTTATACCCCGCACCATCAGTAAGCGGCAAACATTTACGCACCGAATAATTTATACCCCGCACCATCAGTAAGCGGCAAACATTTACAAAACAAATTTTGTTAAGCAGCGTCTTTGTTGAAAGCGTCTCTACTTTCATTTTTATTATATGCCCCATCCTCTATTTTGTCAACAGGAAAATAGTCACATACAATTATTCATACCTGCTTGATTTTTGAAAAATTACAGTTCTATTGTTTATTGATTTATAATTTTCTTTTATTTTAATAATTAAGCGCCCAGACAAATGTCAATACTATTCCAATAATAATCCCAAATATAATTGATATTATTATTTTTCCTTTATTACTATTATTGTCATTTTTTACATTTTTAGTTTGAGAATATGAAAATTCATTTTTAGGTGCTTGATATTCTTTCTTTTGTTGTAGAATAGGCTCAGGAACAATTTTTTGTTTTGATACATTTGATTCAACAGTTTTATTGAGCAAATTTTCTTGATCTTCTTTTGAAATAAAAGATGCAATTTTTTCGGAATTGATAATTAATTGTCCGAATCCTTGTGTGAGATATAACGTACAAATAGAAGATAACATAAATACAAATCCTAATATCGCTGTACTCATATCTTCTATATCTGGATAAGTATAATTAAAATAATTTGCACATCCTGTAAAAATCATTATAAGTGAAACAAAAATTCCTAAGAAGCCTATTATTTGTCCCATTATTTGGATTTTTACACCAATATCTTTAATGAACATATTTTGATTCTCCTTTATTTCTCATAATCTCTCAAGGATCGGTTTAAGTTTTTCTTTTACCTCCTTATTGCTATTTGCATACAATTCTATTAATTCAAATATAGTAATCACCCCACATTCTGATTCAACATAAAGAATAACAAATCCTTGTATTTTAACATCAAAGTTTTTTAGAATAATGGGCAATGATTTACCTGAATATTGTTCTCCATCAGGAAGCATAGTAAATAATTGGAAGAACAAATATCCAAACAAAACAGAAACAATATGAAATGCAATAATATTTAGCTTTGTACTTTTGAAATCTTCTATTTTCCAGAATTCCTTTAGCTGTCTATAATCTTCTTCAATTTCAGGCCGAAGACAATATATTTTCAAAATGTTTATGGCTGGCTGTGACGTGTCGGTGGTCGCAAAAACAAAATATTTATCTTCTGATCTATCCCATACAACACAAGCATTAATTTCCACATCGTTATTAGAGGGCTTACTATTCTCAGTCCAGTATAAGCCAAGGTTTTTAACTAAACATACTTTTTGATCTCTATAACGATTAACAGGATGTTTTATCCATTCGTTTTGTTCTTTCGCTATTTGAATGGCAAT